AGTGGGCATCCTGTTTCCTCTTCCATCGCTGCGATGATGTCGAATGGGTCGCCGCTGTACTGACGTTCCGGGTCGATGCAATTCACCTCAAGCACGTCTTCGTCGTCTTGAGGTGCGTCGTAGTAGTATTCAGAATTGTTCATTCGGTTTTTCGCCAAACATGATTTTGATTTCTTCCATCGCGAGTCGAAGCTGTTTCAATGCGTACTGCTTGTCGGTGATGGTGTTCTTCACAACGACCAGCCGCGCATATATGGTTTCGATCCGTAGTCTGCCTATCTCCGCTGTGTCGTTGGTCATCTCAACTCCTCTGCATCCACTTGCCAAATCCCCGGATAATAAATCCGTGCATCAATGTGCCCGAGACATTTACGTCCGACAGTTATGAGTCCAGAACAAATCAGAGAACCAGTCGCTGCGACCATCACACCAGAAAATGAGCCCCAATGTAAAATGTTCAACATTATGAAAACTATGACATCCATTAGCAAAGGATTCGATAGCATCCACATTCTTTTTTTCCATGGGCACTTGAACCACATGAACGTGAGTCCGAGTGCTACGATCAAACCACTTTCTATAATCATGATGCTCTCCTTAACTGGCCGCGATGTTCTGCGGCCTGAGTTTTAGTTACGCTGTCTTAGGTGCTGCGCGAAATATTCCGAGCACCGATTCTTTAGCGTTCGACAGATGGCGATCAATCGCACCGGAGGAAATATATCCAGCCGCGACGTGACCGAGCTTCGACGCGGCCCACACCGCGATGCACATCGCGAGCAAGCCAACCACGAAGGCCAAGAACATCCCGCCGCTCAACGCAACCGCCCCGACCAACATCGAGTTGACCAAACTCCACGCGCCGATGGTGCCGACGGTGAGGATCGAAATGTGCGCGACGTATGCGATGATGCTGCGTGTGCTCGGCATCATGTTGCGCGTCAAATCCCAAACGATCTGCGCCATGCTTGGTTCGGCCAACTCTGCTTCGGTAGCAGCAACTGGTTTTGGTTGATTGAGATTTGCGCCGAGATCAATCGGTTGTTTCTTTGCGTTGCGCATTGCTTCGATTACTTTAGTTTGTACAGCTGTGGCCATGATGATTCTCCTGAGTGATTGAATGATAGGGAACAACACAAAAGCAAAAAGAGCAAGGACGCAGCCTTACCGCGTCCTTGCAGGGTTTAAGAAACAGCGCTCATCGCCAACTCGTCCATCTGTTCGTCGCACGCACCATCTGGGATTGCTACGCGCGTAACGTCATCGCTCCTGTGTTTCATTTCTGATAGTTCTGAGTCGAAGCACCACGACCCGTCTGCCCACACGTTGATGTATTCCATGTTCGTTCTCCTAGGTAATGAACACAAAAGCAAAAAGAGCAAGGACGCAGCCTTACCGCGTCCTTGCAGAATTACCCAACCTTGGCAATGACGTGCTTGGTCATCGCCAACGCGCGCGCTGCTTCCATGGCGGCAGCACGATCTATCTGCCACTGGGGTTTGACGTATTGCGGCGCACCCGATGCCTGCTTGTGCATCCGGTTGACGGAGCTTGCTACTGACGCAGCATTGAGCGCCTGCTCCTTCAATGTCGCGATCTCTGCGCGTAGTGCTGCGTTCTCCGCTTCCAGCTGCGCCTTGGTGAGTGCTGATGCCATGACTATCTCCTTGGTTAATGTATAGACAACACCAAGGCAGACAGACCAAGGACACAGCCTCACCGTGTCCTTGTGGTTGGATGTGTGGTGGCGAGCGCCAAGAACTCGGAGCGGGGTTCGGAATGCTTGGAGTTCCTTGCTGCGTGGCCGGGGTAAAAGAGACTCCTTATCCGGGCGCTGGGTGCGGAAACCGAAGTGGGGGCGGCTGATGACGAGGGGTAGGTGAGGGACCCAGACCGACGTAACCCAGAAATTTTCATAAAAATTTTTCTGAAAAGATTTACGATCTAAGTTAGACTCGCGTGATGACCAAACGCAAAGACCCCGCCGACCTGAAAATCAGGGCCAGGGACGACCTCACCCCGAAACCCCGACTAAGGTCAAAACAAAATGCCTCCCCGGAAGGGCAGGCTAAGCGCATCGCTGCGCTCCGCAAGACACCGACCAACGGCGGCAAGATCGCCATCATCGAAACCCAAAACCCTAATCGACCGCTCACCGAAAAACAGAAAATTTTCGTCAAAGAGTGGGCTGCTGGCGAGACGATCCTGAGCGCCAGTTACCGCGCGGGTTATGCCGATAGTGGAGCAATGTGTTACCGGCTGGCAAAAGACCCGGCGATTTTAAGGATATACGACGCCGAAAAAGCCCTGTACGTGGCTGCGGCACAGATGACCCGTAAAAAGGTCATGGACGGCTTCCTGGAGGCTGCTGACATGGCTCGCACACTGGCCGACCCGACCGCTTTGACAGGCGCATGGCGGGAAATCGGAAGAATGTGCGGATATTATCAAGAAAACACCAAAAAAATTGACATAAACATCACGGGCGACCTCACTATGAAGCGCCTCGAACGAGCCTCCGACGCCGATCTGCTGAAGCTGATCAAGGGTGAGATCGAGGATGTGGCGTTCGATGAGGTGATGCGTGACGACTAAGCCCGCGCTCGCCGCCAAGCAGGAGATGGCGAGCCGGATCATGGCGCGCAGAAAGCTGCTGTCGTTCGTGCGGCGCATGAACCCGAAGTACATGGCTGGCTGGGTGCATGAGGATATCTGCAGGCGGTTGGAGAGGTTCAGCGACGACGTAGCGGCTGGCTTAAGCCCACGGTTGATGCTCTTGATGCCGCCGCGTCATGGTAAGAGTGAGTTGGCCTCCAAGATGTTCCCGGCGTGGCACCTTGGACGACACCCGGATCACGAATTCATCGCCTGCTCGTACAACATCTCCCTGGCGATGGGGTTCTCCAAGAAGATCAAGGCCCTGTTCGACGACCCTGCGTTTCAGACTGTGTTCGACGCCCGATTGAACCCCGACAACCGCTCCACGGAAGAGTGGGCTATCGCCGGGGACACAGGCGGCTACGTCGCAGCCGGTGTCGGCGGTGGGATCACAGGCAAGGGCGCGCACATCCTGGTCATTGATGACCCGATCAAGAACGCGGAAGAGGCGGACAGCGCCACCACGCGCGAGTCCCTGTGGGACTGGTACGGCTCGACGGCTTACACGCGCTTGGCCCCAGGTGCCGGCGTACTTGTCATTCAGACATGGTGGCACGATGACGATCTGGCTGGCAAGCTGCAGCAGGCCATGATCGCCGACCCGGAGGCTGACCAGTTCGAGATCGTCAAATACCCGGCGATTGCGGAGCACGACGAGTATCTGGATACCGACACTGACTTAATCGTCTACGACACCGCCCCGGCGAACGGTCGGCTGCTGCGGCAGAAAGGCGACTGCCTCCACGAAGCCCGCTACGATATCGTTAAACTTCGCCGGATCAAGGCGACCATCGCCAACCGCTTCTGGGCTGCGTTGTACCAGCAGAACCCGGTACCCGACGACGGCAGCTACTTCACCAAGGATCAGTTCAAACGTGGGCCGATCCCGTTGCTACTCCAGAGCCGGGTCTACATCGCGTGGGATTTCGCCATCAGTGAGAAAGCTCACAACGATTACACGGTCGGTACGGTAGGTCTGCAGGATTACGACGATGTGCTGCACGTAGCGGAGGTGGTGCGGTTCAAGTCTGCTGACGCTTTTTTTATCGTCGAATCTATTTTAAATCTATCTAAGAAGTGGTACCATGCGAGTCTAACGATTGGCGTCGAGGATGGGCAGATTTACCGCTCGATTGAGGCCCTGCTGAAAAAGCGCATGCGGGAGACGAATTTCTACCCCTCCATCGTTGTCCTCAGACCGATTACGGACAAGCTGGCGCGAGGCAGGGCGCTTCAGGGCCGGATGCAGCAGGGCATGGTGAGCTTCAACCACACAGGCGAGTGGTACGACACGGTCAGAAATGAGATGCTGCGCTTCCCGGCTGGCGTACACGATGATTGTGTTGACAGTATGGCGTGGATGGCGCAGATGGCAGTGGGTAGTGAGCCGCCGCAGATGCCGAAGGCGAAGGGCAAGAAGTCCTGGAAAGACAGATTACGCGGTACCCGCGCGAACGCGTCGCACATGTCGGCGTAGCAGAGAGAAAATATGCCCCTTAACACCGAGTCGGCTTCAAAGGTCTGGTATCGCTATGCCTACTGTAGGGACAACGGGCATGCCCAGTACGTCCTGAAAGCCGATACCTGCGAGCAATTTTTCCAGGGCAACCAGTGGACTGAGGCAGATCGAGCAGCCCTTCGCGCCGCGCGCCGCCCCGCGCTGACGATCAATAAAATCATCTCCACCATCGGCAACGTAATGGGGGAGCAGATATATAACCGCTCAGAGATCAGTTTCCGGCCTAAGTCCGGCGCTGACCCTGCCACCGCCGACGTGCTGACGAAGGTGTTCAAACAGATATCTGACAATAATCAGCTTGACTGGCGGCGTAGCGACATGTTCGCAGACGGGATTATCACCAGCCGTGGGTATCTTGATGTCAGGCTGGACTTTAATGCCTCCATGCAGGGCGAAGTGCGGATCGAGACGATCAACCCGAAGAACGTGATCGTCGACAACGACGCCGAGGAGCACGACCCGGACAGCTGGAACGAGGTGTTTGTCACGAAGTGGATGACTGCCGACGATATCGCCATCCTGTACAGTAAGGAAGATGCGGAGTATCTGCGCAACCGCGACGACAGCTACTACCCCTACGGCTACGACTCCATTGACAACATCCGTGACAGGTTCGGCCTGCCATTCAACGCCAACTACGGCGGGCAGGCTCAGGCATACGACGAGTCGCCGGTTGTGCGCAGTCTGCGCGTGATTGAGCGCCAGCACCGCATTATGGACCGCCAGAAACACTTCATCGACCCAAAAACGGGGAATATGCGCCCGGTTCCAGAGGGTTGGGATCGTGACCGCATCGCCGCAGTCGTCCAGCAGTTCGGTTATCAGGTCATCCCTCGGCTCGTCAAACGTATCCGCTGGACGGTGATCTGTGACAACGTCGTGCTGCACGATGACTGGTCGCCATACAAGCACTTCACAGTCATCCCTTATTTCCCGTACTTCCGGCGCGGCACCACTATCGGATTGGTCGAGAATCTGGTCGGCCCGCAGGAGCTGCTGAACAAGGTCACATCGCAGGAGCTGCACGTCGTCAACAGCAGCGCGAACGGCGGCTACAAGGTCAAGAGCGGGGCGCTTGCCACGATGTCGATAGAGGAGCTGGAGCAGCGCGGGGCCGAGACAGGGCTGGTGATCGAGATGGCCAATTCACTGGACGATATTGAGAAGCTGCAGCCTAACGCCACGCCGCAGGGTCTCGACCGGATCAGTTACAAGGCCGAGGAGAGCATCAAAACGATTTCTGGCATCACCGACAGCCAGCAGGGGCAGGACAGGGAGGATGTTGCGGCTAAGGCGATTCAGGAAAAGAAGAAAGCCGCCAACACGAACCTCGCCAAGCCGCTGGACAGTCTGGTGCGGACGGACTTCATGATCGCCCGGAACGTGCTGGACCTCGTACAGACCTTCTACACAGAAGAACGCATCCTCACCATCACCCATGACACGCCTGGGGGCGGCACAGAAAATGTCACGATCAATCAGGTGCAGCCCGACGGCACTGTCGTGAACGACTTGATGCTGGGCGAGTTCGACGTGACGATCAGTTCGGTGCCGCAGCGCGAGACGCTGGAAGACAGCCAGTTCGATCAGGCGGTCTCCATGAAGAAAGACCTCGGCATCAACATACCTGACGCGTTCATCATCAACACGTCCCGGCTGCTCAACAAGAACGATCTCATCAAGCAGATGCAGGCAGCTTCCCAGTCGCCGGAAGCCCAGGAGCAGCAGAAGCTGGCCCTGCGCCAGCAGACAGCGGAGGTCACGAAGACTGAGGCTGAAACGAAGCAGAAAGACGCGGACGCTGTGCTGAAGGATGCCAAGGCGAGGAAAGAGGGCGTCGCTACCCAGAAAGAGGCCATGACCCCGATTGAAGGGCCGGAAGCAGAGTCCCAGGCAGAGCAGGCGAAAGTGCAGGCGGAGATCGCCCTGAACGAGCGGAAGTTCCAGCACGAGCAGCAGATGGCCCAGCAGAAATTCCAGCTGGAGCAGGAGAAGCTGCACGCAGAGCTGCAGATGAAGCGGGAAGAGATGAACATGAAAGCGCAGCTGGATCAAAAAGCAGCAGCGGAGAAGGCGGTCTCCGACAGAATCGCCGCGAGAAGCCAACCTAAACCACAACCAGGAACAAAGACATGAAATACTCCAAACTCCTAAAATTCCTCCTCGCCCCCTTCTTCATGTACGCCGCAGGCGACGAAGGCGGCGGCGCTGAAGACTGGGGCAACGAAGTCACCCTCGGCGACGGTGCTCCGGCAGACAAAGTCGATCCTGCCACGATTGTTGATCCGCTCAAAGATGACAAGGTCGTCGACGAGACGAAGTTAGACCAGACGGACGAAGAGAAAGCCGCCGAAGCGCTGAAAGCGAAGCAAAAACCCGTTCCTTTCGAGCGTCACGACGCGATCCTCAAGAAAGAGCGCGCAGAGCGCGCCGCGCTCGTCGCTGAATTGGCTAAGTACAAGCAGGGCGAGCAAGTCGTCAAGGTCAACCAGGACTTGAATGCCGCCGAGACGAAGATCGTCGGCCTGGAGGCGGAGTACAACAAGCTCCTGGCTGACGGCGAGATCGAAAAGGCCACTGCCAAGATGAGCGAAATTCGCCGTCTGGAGCGGGATGTGCGCGAGTACCAGTCAGATATGAAGGTGCAGCAGGCGGAAGTGCGCGCAGTCGAGCGTGTGCGCTACGACACCGTCGTGGAACGGCTGGAGTCGGCGTACCCGGTGCTGAACCCTAACGACGAGGCATATGACAGCGAGCAGGTCGAAGATATCCTGGACCTGAAGGCCACCTACGAGCGCAAAGGGCTGGCTCCCTCGGCGGCGCTGCAGAAAGCCGTAACCAAGATGCTCGGTGCCGGCACGAAGAAGCAGGAGATCGCGACTGAAGTGACGCCGAACGTCAAAAAAGAAGACGTTGCTGCCGCCCGCAGGGAAGCCGCCCTGAAGGCAGGGATCGACGCAGTGAACAAGACCCCAGCCTCGCTGACGAAAGTCGGGGTGAATAGCGACGAGCAGGGCGGCGCGTTGACCGCTGAACGCGCTATGGCTATGAGCCAGAAGGACTTCGCGGCTATTGACGAGAAGACGTTAGCTAAACTGCGGGGCGACGAGCTGTAACCGGCCCCATACTTAACCGTACCAACCACTTGAAAGAAAATTATGAGCATCGGATCAAGAGACGCAGCAGAACAAGCCATGAACAGCCCACGAAACGCCGGGGGCAACATGTCCACCCCAGGGTTCTTCGTGGAGACCTACATGGATGCCGTAACAGCTCATGCTGGCGGCGGACAGACCACCGGGTATCCTATCACCACCCAGATCGCCCGTGTCACTACAGTGGCCTCAGCAGGCGATTCGGTTCTGCTTCCCCTTGCGGTTGCCGGTAATTCGATTACCGTCGCTAATGCAGCTGCAGCGAACAGCCTGAATGTCTTCCCCGGTGTCGGCGATGCTATCAACGCGCTGGCTGTGAATGCCGCCTATGCGTTGGCGGCTGGGAAGACGGTCACGTTCTTCTGCGTGTCCGACGCACCGGCTGTGTGGCACGCACTACTAAGCGCCTAAACCCAGCTTTACGAGTCTAATAAAATAGATAGACTGCTTGCAGTCTATCTATTTTTGTTTTAGAATCACGAACATGTAGTACCCCGCTTGGCTCCCGATACGGGCCACCTCGTAGGTCGAGACGAAATTCGACACAGCAGCAGTTGTGACTAATTTCAATCAACTTACGGAGGTGCCAAATGGCATTGACCAATTTTGGGCTTTTGACCAACAACCAGAAAACGATGTGGAGTCGTGATCTCTGGAAGAATGCCCGTAACCAATCATTCATCGGCAAATTCCTGGGCAACGGCCCCGGTGCGATGGTTCAGCACATCACTGAGCTGAAGAAATCCGAAAAGGGCGCACGCGCCGTAATTACACTGCTCGCCGACTTGGTCGGTGACGGTATCGCAGGCGACCGCACACTGGAAGGCAACGAAGAAGCGATGCAGACCTTTGATCAGGTCATTCGCGTCGATCAGCTGCGTCACGCTAACCGCCACGAAGGTCGCATCGCCGATCAGAAGTCTATTGTCGAATTCCGTGGCAATGCCCGCAACGTGCTGGCGTACTGGCTCTCGGATCGTATCGACCAGATGGCGTTCCTGACGCTGGGCGGCATCTCTTACGCCTACCAGACCAACGGCGCACTGCGCGTTGGCTCCGATCTGCCGTACCTCGAATTCGCTGCCGATGTTACTGCGCCGACCAATCTACGCGTATTCCGCTGGGACAACACCAACAAGGTGCTGGTTGCCGGTGGTGCGTCGAGCACTGTTACTGCAGTTGATACAGTGTCATGGGAAATGTTCGTCGGCCTTAAAGCAGCCGCCAAGAACAACTACATCCGTGGCGTAATGGAAAGCGGCGAAGAAACTTTCCACGCGTTCCTGACGCCTTCCGCGATGGCGAACCTGAAGCTCGATCCGACCTACCTGTTGAACTTGCGGCACTCGCAGAACAAGGACGTGAACGACAAGCTGTTCTCCGGTTCCTCGGTCAAGATCGATGGTATCTACCTGCACGAGTTCCGACACGTACCGTGTACCACTGGCGCTGCTTCCGGCTCCAAGTACGGCGCGTCCGGTACCGTCGAAGGTGCTCAGATTTTGTTCTGTGGCGCTCAAGCGCTCGGCATGGCAGACATCGGTGCCCCAGAGTGGGAAGAAAAAGGATTCGACTTCGAGAACCAACAGGCTATCGCCGTCGGCAAAATCCTGGGCTTCCTGAAACCACGCTTCGGCAACATCTACAACAACAACACCGTGCAGGATTTCGGTGTGTTGTCGTGCTACGTCGCTCAGAAATAAGGATAACCAGCCATGAATCTCATCGCATCCCGTTCTGCCCAGTACCCGCTGGTCGCTCAGTTCATCGGCAACTATAACAATTGGGTCTATGACTCGGTTAGCTTGGTTGCTGAAACGCTGGGGTCCACGGTGGCCCTGGCTACTGACCCTACGCAAGCCGGCTTGACCGGCCCAGTAGCGAACACCATCACATTCGACTGTATCCCGATGCCAACAGGCGCGGTGATTACGGGTGGTGAGCTGATCGTCGACACCGCCTATGCCGGCTGTACCGCCGCCACGCTCTCACTTGGTATCGCCGGTTCGACTACGGATTTACTATCCGCAGTCAATCTGATGGCAACTGGCCGTACAGCGTTGACCCTGACGTCTCTGGTCACGGAAGACCCGAATACAGGCTCGAACCTGCGCATGACGCTCGCCTACACCGTGGCTAACGCCACAGCAGGCAAGTTCCGAATTCGCGTGATGTACACCATCGACGGACGCGCTCAGGAAGTGCAGATCACCTAAGTTTCACTGGGTGAATAGCCAGGGGCTTCGGCCCCTGTTTTCTAATTACTTAGGACCATCGACATGAATTTCACACTGAATAGAGACAAGACGGTGCGATCCCTCTCAGGGCGCTCCGTCGAGTTCAAGAAGGGCGTCAGCACCCATGTGCCGCCTGGTATGTGGCCAGAGGTACTTGCCCTCGGCGCGCAGCCGGAGGAAGAACTACCCGAGCCAAAGACGTTCGAGTCGAGGGAGCCGTCAGACCCAGTCGCCCGCAGAGCCACGATTATGGAAGCGTTCGAGCAGATGGTGAACGGCGCCAAGCGCGACAGCTTCATGGGTACCGGCGTACCGCATATCAAGGCGCTGACCGCGCAGCTGGGCTTCGTACTCGACAGCAAAGAGCGCGACAAGCTGTGGCAGGAGTTCAAAGAAGGCAAGGGCGGCAGCGAAGCATGAACTCCGACGACCTGTACGAGATGTTCCGCACCGAGATGAACGATACGGTAGAGCCGTATCTTTGGTCCGATGAAGAAGTGTACGGGTTCGTCGATAGCGCACAGAACAAGTTCGTCAAGTTGATAGGGGGGCTGGCAGATACCACGTCGCCCTTCACGATGCTGCCGATGACGCTCACCACGGACAGGGTGAAGATCGACAAGCGGATTCTGAAGATACGTGATGCGTACCGGGTCTCGGACGGCAGGCTGATCGAGGTCATCAACTTCGAGGATATGCGTACCCGACGTATCCGATTCGACGGGCGAACGGGCATGCCAGAGTATTTGATTATCGGCATGGAGCCGGAGTATGCGCGGTTTTACCCAGCGCCGGCCACTGTTGACACCGTGCAGCTGCTGGTAGATCGCCTGCCGCTGCACAGGATTACCGACGAAGGCGACCAAGAGCTTGAGGTCGACGAGCAGCATAAAGATGGCCTGATGTACTGGATGAAGTATCGCGGCTACAGCAAGCAGGACGCGGAAACATTCGACAAGGGCAGGGCTGCGGACTTCGAGATGAAGTTCAAAGAATATTGCGGCGAGGCACTGAAGGAAAAAGCCCGCGCCATGCACAAGACACGCATCACGGCTTACGGCGGCATCCCGATGCACGGTGGAGGCTCTCACTACAGACCACGCGTTTATTAAGGCTGAACATGTCGAAGAACACCAAGCTCGCCCCGATAGCCCTGACCGTCACCGCTGCCGCTTATACAAGCGCGTACTGCGTCGGGGGCCTGATCACGATCCCGGTATCGCCCGTCCAGTCCACATCAGGGCGCATACTCGACGCCCAGGTGAACTGCGCTGGTACGCAGACATGCACTTACAACCTGATCCTGTTTAACGCGCTGCCGGCCAGTTCGACGTTCACGGATCGCGCAGCGATCACGATCAACTCCGCAGATTTCGGCAAGGTCATCGGCATTCTGCACCTGACCGACGTGACGACTGTCGGCGGTCTGACCGTTGCGCAAACCACAGCGGACTGCGCGAAGGCGTTCTCCGGTGCCAGCCCAGCGTTCTATGCAGTGCTTGAGGTCATCGGTACGCCAACCTACGCGACCGTCAACGACGTGCAGCTCGCCGTCGGCTACATGCCGGATTAATCATGGGCTACCTGGACAACCTCTGCCTGAATGTCGCCCTTGGGGAGACGTTCGTGGTCGTGCTCCGCTGGGGTACTGACGTGCTGACGAGCGTGCCGGTCACAGGCATCACGAACGCCGCGCCCGCTGTCATTACGGCGGACGGTCACGGCATGGTCACTGGCTGGCGCGCATCAGTCGTATCCGCAGGCGGCATGAACCAGATCAACACGAACAACTACCCACCGCGCGAGCGCGACTGGGAGGCAGTCAGCGTGCTGTCATCGAACACGGTGGCGCTGAACGATGTCAACAGCGCGGGCTACCAGCCCTACACGTCAGGCGGGTTCTTGGTCTACTCCACGCCGGTTGTTTTGACCGGCGCGACGGCGGTGATGAATATCCTCGACAACCCGAACCCGGAGGTCGGGAACGTGCTGCTGAGTCTGACGAATGGCTCAGGCATCACCGTCGATCCTGTCGGCATGACGATCACCCCCTCTTTCTCGACGGTCGGCCTCACCTGGACGACCGGCTACTTCTCCCTGCAGATCACCCTCGCGTCAGGTGTCACGACGCAAGTGGCTGCGGGCACCATCACTATCAACTAGGAACTGACATGGCAAAGATCACTTGCAGCATCAATGGAACGAATTGCGAAATCGACGACATGGCGCTTGAGCCGTTTCAGGTCGTGCTCGACAACGAAACCGAAACCACGACCATCACGGGCTACAAGCTGTTCGGCGCGGTGGTGCAGAACGACGTTCACATGACTTTGAAGAAGCCCTTGGTCTGGGCAGAAGGTTCCACAGCCGCCATTGGCTAATTAATTTTATAGAGAGGTTTCATCATGTCGGCCAACGTACAAGCAATGCCCTCCAGTTTTAAGTCTGAGCTTCTGAAAGGCACCCACGCTCTCGGTACCCAGTCCGCGAACAGCGTGCGTACTGTCACGACCGCAGACGTGGTGAAAGCCGCGCTGTTTGTGACGAACAATTCGATGGGCGCGGCTACTACGGCGTACTCGACGACAGGCGAAGTGACCGGCACTGGGTACACCGCAGGCGGCGTAACGGTAACAAATGCGACTGCGCCATCAGTGTCCGGCACAGGTGCGCTGTGGACGCCATCGGCTTCCATTGTGTACCCGACCGTGACTCTGACTACCGCGTTCGACACGGTGCTGCTGTACAACGCGTCTTCGACCGGCTCGCTGGCGATAGGCGTGTACACGTTCGGTGCGCAGACGGTGACTGCTGGCACATTCACGTTGACCATGCCAGCGAACACCACTGGCAACGCGCTCGTTCAAATCAACTAAACCACGTCGTCAGGGGTAGCTCGCCATGCTTGGCTTTTCGCCGGTCGCAAGCGCCCCTTTCGCGGGGCAGACAGGAAACAGAAACGTCACCGTTGGGTTGACGGGTGTTTCCATGTCCGGCGTGGTCGGCTCGGTTCTCTTCGCGCTGGCGATGGGTCTCGCGGGGCTGGCCGGTACGGGCGGGGCTGGTGGCGTAACACACACGACTGCTCCGACGATTTCAGGCGTTGCCGGTACGGGCGCGTCGGGATTGTTAGCGTACTCGCAAGCTGTGAGCGGTGTGGCCGGTACGGGGGCGTCAGGTGCAGCAGTTTCTTCCCTTGCTGTCGGGCTGACCGGCGTAGCGGGAACGGGCGGGGTAGGGGTAGCGGCTCCGTCTATCTCCTCGACACTGACAGGTGTGGCCGGTACGGGGGCAGTAGGTACAGCAGTTTCTTCCCTTGCTGTCGGGCTGACCGGCGTAGCGGGAACGGGCGGGGTAGGGGTAGCGGCTCCGTCTATCTCCTCGACACTGACAGGTGTGGCCGGTACGGGGGCAGTAGGTACAGCTTCGGTATTTTCGGCCTCGGCGATCACGGGCGTCGCAGGCGCGGGAGCAACCGGGCAGATAGCGACATCTCCTGCGCTTATGGGCGTGGCTGGAATGGGGGCGGCTGGATCGCTCACCTCGTCCAGAATTGCAGCTATAACCAGCGTGGCCGGAACGGGCGCAGTCGGCTCCGCTACAGCGTCTACCTCCTCAGCACTTACCGGCGTATCTGGCACAGCTGCGACGGGCGCAGTCATCATCCCAGGAGGCGCTGCACTCAGTGGTATGGCTGGCGCGGGCGCGGTCGGAACAGTTATCCCCTCCAAAACCTTTGCTGTCACTGGCCTAGCTGCGACTGGCGCAGTTGGCTCTGCCATATCGTCTACCTCGCTGACGCCCACAGGGGTGGCTGGTACGAGTGCAGTCGGTTCAATTACGCCGACCATTTCTTCGTCGCTCGCCGGCGCAAGTGGTGCAGGCGGCGTCGGCGCTATTACTCAGGCGCGGGCCGCAAGTCTCGCAGGAATTACTGCCACAAGCGCGGCGGGCTTAACCGCGCCAACCATTTCTTCAGCGCTGGCAGGGAACAACGGCGCTGGCGGCACAGGCGCTGCCGCACCGATCACCGCGCTCGCTGGAAACGTCGCGACGGGCGCAGTCGGCACTGTCTCTGCGAGCGTAACCATTACCGCCGAGCAGCCTGGGCTGATCCAAGAACTCTATGTCGTCGCCCCCGTAGTACGCAACCTTTACATCACCGCACCTACCGTGCAGGAGTTCTTCGTATGACCTTGATTATTGCAGATCGCGTCAAAGAGAGCGCGACGGTGACGGGAACAAACCCGCTGTCGCTCGCGGGGGCGATGACCGGGTTCCAGTCGTTCGGTTCTGTATGCTCGACGGGCAGCACTTGCTACTACTCTATTCAGGCGGTGGACAGCAACGGCAACCCAACCGGCAACTGGGAGACGGGGCTGGGCACTTACACCACGTCTGGGAACACGTTGACCCGCACCGCCGTGACCGGCTCAAGCAACGCAGGGGCGCTCGTTAGTTTTTCCGCAGGTACGGTGCAGGTATTCATCGACATAACGGCGGCTTACGCCTCGGTGTTGGCGTCATCGGCGGAGTCTCTCGTTCCGGTATCAACGTCACTGCACTACGGCGCAATCGTCAAAGCGATCATTTACGACACCAGCAAGGATTCTGACGGCGGAGCATGGCGTCGGCGGTGTCAGCAAACAAGCTGGATGAACGAGCCGCTTTGCACCGGCACATGGCGCGGTCAGCGTGCCAGTCTTGCGGCAGCATGGGCGGTATCCGGTGCAGCGGTTGGCGACTTTTACCAGTCCACGGCTGACGGACTGTTTTATACCATCGGCGGCACGGTTGGTTCGCCTACGCAGACGCAGGTTTATCGCGGCAATGTGGCGCAGTTCCCGGAACAGGTTGCGATCATCGCCGAAGCAGGGCGCGTTGTGGTTTATGACTTGACGGTGCCTTCTTGCCCGATGTGGATGGTGTTTGTCGGTGTAGCAAACGCGAACATGGTACGAACGGGGCTATCAAGTATAGCGGCTGTGAACGGCCAACTTTGGTGCGGATCGAATACGAATCAAGCATTGGTGCTAGTCAACTTTGTTACTGATTCAGGTTATTACATATACACCAGCCTTACATACTCGGGGCCGGAGGTTGGAACGATATCTCAACGCAATCAAGGTCTTGCGTATGTAGGTTTTGGTACGAAGTACGGGCAAATAGTCAATGCGAGCGTCAACGACATCGCCGCAATAGTCCTTCCCGGCGCACCGTTCGATCCGGCTACCGGCTTGCCTATCCCGACGATTGCCGTGGCGACTGCGGGGGGCATCAGCGTCATCCAGAATACAGGTGTGGTGGTGAACGGTGCGTATACTTTATCGTGCAGCTCCCCCTCATTCAATAATGGACGGCTCAATTACCAGTATGGGGGAGCTGAGTGGGGTTTTAGGTCTCTACCTGTAACAAGCATCACAAGCGGCTTCACAGGTTCAGGACTTAATCAAGCATCTATTCCAAACGTCGGCGCTACTGGATCACCCCTAAGTGCGGGAAAGCAAATTGCCCTTGCTGGCGCGACGCAAGTTACATTAGTACGAGAGAACCCAACTGCTGAATCGTTAGGCATGGTTGCCTACCTGACCAACGCCTACAATTCAGGCTGGATGGTCGGCGACATTCGCGGCTGCTGGCTGGCTGACACGGCGGTCGAGACGATCACGGCATCAGGCAATCTGGTGACGAATCCTGGGCCGTTCACGGCGACGACCGGCTGGACGGCACATAATTCCACATTAAGCACTGCCTCAAATGAATTGGTACTTACTGGAGACGGCACCCTTAACTCACACCAACTTTTCCAGGCAATTACTACGGTCGTGGGAAAAGCGTACACGCTGTCAGCCACAGCTAGACGAGGCACATGTTCTGCAAATATTCGGGTATTTTGCGATGCTACAGGCACTCCTTTTGCGCTGAATTCTTCATCAGCCACGGCAGTAAGCGGATCAGTGACGTTTGTGGCGTCCTCAACGACTACCACTATTACCTGTGACTACAATGAAAATACCGCCAGCCTAACGGCATACTTTGATTCCATCTCCTGCCAACTCGCGCAGGCAGACCGCAGCGTTAAAAACAACGGTATTATCGTCAACGGCAGTTTGACGAAAGCGCCGGTTGCTTCGGGCGCGGGGCTGGTCGGCTATAGCGGGTTCAGCTCTGCGAATAACCTCACTCAACCATACAGCGCAAATCTGGACATGACAGGCGACTTCTGCGTAATGGGTTGGGCGATGTCCAACACAGTCTCCGGATCGACGCAAACTCTATTGAACTGCATAGGAACAAACACTTTTGGGATACAAATCGGCAGAGTTACTTCAGGAGGCACAACCTATCCCCTCACCCCCATGGTATTGTTGTACGGATCATCTGGAACTCTATCTATACAAGGCAGCCAAGCCGGCCTCCTCCCCTATAGCTCCGGGGTGTGGATGCACCTAGCCGTCATCCGCGCAGGCAACCTTATCTCAATTTATCAAAATGGCTCCCTAGTATTCTCCGGGACTTCCATCCTCGGCTCCCTAGCCACCCTGAACGGCGCACTCCAGATCGGCTCAGGGTTTAATATAACCAACTATGAAATGTCGATGGCCCTTTGGCGTATCGGTGCCACGGCGGCAAGCGCCAATCAGATCGGCAAAATCTACAAAGACGAACTCGCGCTATTCCAACCCAACGCCCAATGCACCCTCGCAGGATCAAGCACAGCCGTCACCGCGCTGGCTTACGACCAAAACACCGATCTGCTGCAAGTCGGCACATCGTGGGGCGTGACCGCGTTTAACAATCTGGTTCAGGTGAGCAGCACGGCATCCATCGGCGGCGCAGTCACGTCGCTATCCGCAAATCAAGGCGCGGTGTTGGTCGGCGGCGCAACGAACGGCGCGTTTTACCAGCCGGCGTACCTGCTGCGCGACGAGCTGCGGCGCGCGGAAGAAGCGCGCCTTGCGCTTGGCCGAGCGTTGGTGCCGGTCAGTGCCACTGCGACAGCAGCGCAAACGACATTCCCGTTGCCACTCGGGTATCAAGCTAATTTTGTCTACGCAAACGGCATTCTCAAGACGCTCACTACTGACTACACGCTGTCTTTTGATGGTTTCGTGTGGTCGGTCGTGTTCAACAGCGGCCTCGTCCTGAACGCCCCCGTAACGATTTTGGCTAACTGGAGCTAACACCATGACAGATTTCAACGGGCCTATTTCCTTCGGGTCGACGATCACCCCCGCTGGCGGAGTGATCGCCCCCTCCTACACGTTCGCCACACTTCCTGCACCCGCAGCCGGCAATACTGGCGCGGAGGTGTTTGTCTCGGATGTTGGTACGAATGGCTCTTCTTGGCGCAGCAACGGAACGGTCTGGTCGCCAGTCAACGGCGAAGTGAATTTATACGCTAGTGGGCTTCCGTTTGTGTTCCCGCCTAGCAGCTCCATCGCTGTAACGACCGGCGCGATCACTTACGGCACCGCGCTGGATGTCGTCTACGCGTCCAGCTACCAGTATTTCCCGGCAGGCGCATGGACTGGCAGCGCGGCTGGCTGGTACTACGTGACCATGTCAAGTACGACCTCCGGCCTCGTCTACTCGAACACTTACACCAGCGGCGTGCCGACGATCCCTGGTAGCCCGACGCTGGTTACGACTGGCGCTGGGGCGTTCACGCAGACGACCGCTGCCTACGTCGCAGGCCCGAACTTCTCCATCCAGGGCAACGTAATGGGGGCCTATGGCAAACTCGACGTGGACTTTCTCGGCACGAACTATTCCAGTGCCGGCAGCAAATATCTGCAGCCATCGTTCGGCGGCACAGGGCTGACCTCCACACATCAGACGACGATCTCGCCGTTGCAGAACAAGCTCTTGCTGACCAATCAGGGCGTTGCAAACAGTCAGTTTTACCTGAACAGCAATACGAACTACGGTTCAGTCGTGAACGGCAACGCCGCTATCGACACGACCGCCGCCAAGACATTCCAGATCAACTTCTACCTGACCGTCGCAACTGACTGGGTAGTTCTCCAATACCTTAACGTGAAAGCCTCAAGATGAAAAAACTATTCGCTGCTCTCTCGCTGCTCGTTCTTTCGAGCTGCGCACCGGCCTACGCTGACGACATATCGCCTAATGCGTTTCAGTTCGATCAGACGGCGTTGTCTCCTACCACGCTGATCATGGAGGGGGCGTTCGACGCGCTGCTGGTCATCGACAGCCATCAAACGAACAGCATCCGGTCGGCGTGCCCAGTCCATGAGACTTGCGCCTTCCAGGAAACAAACCCGTGGCTCGGTAGCACCGACCCAGATGCGGTACGGGTAAGAAATTACTTTATTGCGTCTGCTCTTATCCATGGGCTGATCACGTATCTGCTGCCGCAGGATTACCGGATTTTCTGGCAGGGCGCGTCGTTCGGCTTGGAGATTAACGCGGTTCGGATGAATGCCTACGCAGGGCTTGGACTTAAATTTTAATGGAGGTTGGTATGGTACCCGAGAGCAACGAAATAACAGTAGGTAGGCTGGACGAACGGGTAAAAGCTCTCAGTTCCACCGTGGGTGGGATATCTGAGGATATCAAGCGAATAGCCGCCTCATACGAGAAACTGGTCGAGAGTACGCAGCGGATTGCGCTTCTTGAGGCCGACATGGTTCTGGCGAAGGCAGGGCAGAACAAGCTGTGGGAGAAATACGACGCGATGGACTCCGCGCGTATCACTACCGAGAAGGTTCGCCTGGAGGAAGCACTGAAGTCCAACAACCGTTGGATCGGCGAGGTAATCAGGATGCTGCTTGCCTCGGGCTTCACTGGCGCGGTAGCAGCAGCGCTCTACCATTTTGGTATCCACTAGGAGATGAAATGATCAACGACGATCTGCAGTACGACGGCGCAGGCCTGAAAATTACCGAAAACGGCGAGGGCTGCAGGCTGATCCCATATCTGGACGGCGGCGGCACACCGACTGATGGCTACGGCAACACGCACAATGTTGTCATGGGTGTGCCGATCACGCTGGAGAAAGCGATAGCTGATCTGACCACAAATATTCAGTGGGCTGTCCGGGTGGTCAAAGAACATGCCCTCGTGCGGTTGACGCAGGGCGAGTTTGACGCGCTGGTGGACTTCGTGTTCAACGAAGGCAGCGGTCATTTCCAGTCGTCGACCTTGCTGCGCCTACTCAACGCGGGTGATTTCGACGGCGCTAAAGCGCAGTTTATGTCGTGGGACAAGTGTGGCGGCGTCTTCTCTCAGGGGCTATTCAACCGCAGAACTGCAGACGTTGGAGAGTTCAAATGACCCCGAGAGACGTACTTCTGACCGCCATCGGCGTACTCACCTATGCCGTCTGGGGAGCAACAGCCTACTTCGTCGATAGGTCGCTGCTTGGGGCCTTCGTGACGTTCACGATCAGCGTCGTGAACGGGGTGATCTGGCTGGTTCTGCGGGACATGCAGCCACCAAAAAACGCCAACGGCGATGTGGCTCCTTAACGGCCTCATCGCCTGTTGTCTCGCCGGGTGCGCGGACGTGTCCTGTCACCCTGAATTTGTCATTAATTCCTGGCACTCGCCGTCCGGGATGCCAGCAGCAAAAAGCGGACAGCTTACCGTCCGGGAGCACTTGTCGGAGATCGAATCCGTCTCTTTTACCACCTGTAATTACAATGACTAGGAGCACCACCATGAACGGAATCACCGCACTCACCCTTATCACTGATCTGCTCGAAGCGTTCGAAGCGATCTTCCCGAAGGCTAACACTCTGGCGCACACCGCTGCTGTAACGTCTATCGTCGGCGCAACCCTGACTGCTACGCAGGTTATTTCCGGTACGGTCAGCCCAACCGTGACTGCCATCACCAACGCTCTGCCGGTCGTCGTCTCATCCGTGCAGGCAGTTCGTGCGTCCATCGCAGCGGCCCCCGTGGAAGCTCCCGCAGTTCCAGTTGCCCCTGTCCCTGTTCAGGCAGCAGCGTAATGAAGGCGCTCCGGTTGGCACTTTCAGGCTCCGGGTTTAAATTCCCGGCCCATGTCGGCGCTCTGATGGCTATCCGGGACGCTGGTTTCACGCCTATTGAATACGCTGGAACGTCTGGTGGTTCAATCGTCGCTGCGCTGGCGGCGAGCGGCATGGACCTCGACACAATGAAGTCGTTGACCATGACGCGGGACTGGTCGGACATGCTGACGTTTAGCGTGCTGTCGATCCTTGGCGGTAAGGGGTTCTGCTCGGGCGATACCCTGCTCGACTGGATCACGAAGACCACGAACGGCGCTACGTTCGACGATTTGACGGTGCCGTTGACCATCATGGCGTCCGACGCGAGCAACGAAGTCGGCTTCGAGTTCAGTCAAAAGACTACAGGCGCCACGCAGATCGCTTTCGCCGCGCGGTGCTCGGCATGTATCCCGCTGGTGTACGAGGCTGTGCCATTTGGCGGTACGTTCCTGCAGGACGGCGGGCTTGTCGACAATATCCCCGCCGACAAGCTGGTCGTGGACGACGTGCCGCGCCTCGGCATTCATCTGGTAGCGAAGTCCAAGCCGCTGACCGGCAAGGGCGACTCGTACATCGACTTGCTTGAGCGGGACGTGAACATGCTGCTGAACGCCAACGAGGATGCCCATGTTGGCATGGGGGCTGAGAACGGCGCGCGCTACGCCGTCGTCGAGACAGGCTACGCGAACGGGCTGGACAGAAACATGAGCGCCGAAATCCGCACGCGGTTATTTACCGATGGGTACAACGCCACGGCTGCGGCGCTCAAAATGGTTGCATAAGCCCTAGTAGGAGTGGGCTGCGAGCGGGTTTACATTGTCGCCTGCAAAACTCCTACCGAGCCGCCACGGGTGTCCTTCCTACGTCCGTGGCGGTTCACCCTTAAACCCGAGGAACTATTATGAGCTTCGACACTACACTGCTGTACCAGATTCGGGCGATGGTCGCGTCCATAATGAAGCAGAATAACGCGGCGAAATCGACCGGTTCTGCGATCGATTTCGCCGTTGACATGTTTGACCGTGCGGACGCTGAAGGTCTCGGCGGCTACTGGAGCGACACTACAGGCAGTTGGGCGATACGCAGTAACCAAGCAGTTCCATTCAGCCGCGACCCGACTGGAGTGGCGCAGGATACGCTGATCAATTCCTTATCATCGACTTACGCGGGTCTCAGCATAGTTGGGTATTCTGGCGTAAGTAACCAGCTCGGAGCTACTCCGCGCATAACGAACTCTTATCTTGGCTCCCTACCACCGAATTTCACGGCGGCGATAGTCTTTAACGTGGCCAACACAGTTGGCGCTGGGTACATAGCCGCCGTCGAACCCGCCGCCGTCGCCGCCGCCGCCGCCGCCGTAGCCGCCGCCGCCGCCGCCGCTGCCGTCAGCGCCGCCGACGGCGGCTACGCCTATGCCGCCTACACCGCTGCCGTAGCCGCCGCTGCCGTCAGCGCCGCCGATGCCAAAGCCGCCCTCGCCGCTCTCAATGGTGTTATATCCGTACAAGCAAGCCAGGTTGCAGCGGCTGGGTATGGACAATTCAATTTTCCGGCCTCCGTCGCCCCAGCCCTCGTCACCAGCGCTGGCATTATCTGCGGCGGAACAGGTGCCGGGATCGTCGGCGCATGCGTAGCTGTTGCCGATACCGTACCTATCGTCGGAGCAACGCAAACCTTCCCCGGTGGGGTTTTAGCGAATAGTGAGTTCGGCGACATGCAGGGTTTTAGCTTCCCTGTGGAGACTATAGGGCCTGCCGGGGAAACTCCCAGCACAATGATCGTCGTCGGTCAGAATACGATGGTGCTTACTGCGACCGGCAATACCTACGCTGTCACCCTGAACGATTATCCATATTACACGTCAAACTCCGCGTGGCTAGGGTCACGGTCAACCGCTGGCATCTGCGCGCACGCGATCAACTCGGTCGCTGCGTCCATCAAGTTCGGGTACGCTTTTGCCGGAATATCGTCGTTCAAGGCGTGGAACTCGGCGATCCCCGAGCCGCTTGATGAATCTGGTAACGGCACATTCGTTAATGGTGCTCACGTGTACTCCGACCGCTACCACACGCTGGACGCGGACGGTACAGGATACGTCTATAACCCCAACGCGTAACGTGGTAAACTCCAGTCTAACGATAATTAGATAGAATATGCCCTACACCGAGATCAAAGCCGTCAAAGGCGTCCGCAACGACGTAGGCCCGGAGCGTTTCGCTTCCGGTGACCTCGTGTATGCGAGCAACATTGATATCGACGAGACCGGCAAGTGCAACTCCCGGCTAGGCACCACGACCCTTTACGCAGGCGCGGCGCACTCAGCATGGGCTGACGGCTCCCAGGCGTTCTTTGTGCAGGGCGGCAACCTGAACCGCTTCGCCCCCGGTACGGCTCCTTCTCCCATCGCCCCCGTCACAGGCCCGCGTGTGGCCTATGCCAACATCAACGGGCCGGTGTACTGGACTGATACCCTTACCAATGGCGTCGTGGTCAACGGCGTCAATAAACCGTGGGGCAAGGTCGTGCCCGCCGCGCCGATTCCTACCGCCGTAGCGGGCGGCATGCCCTCCGGCACCTACCTCTGCACCATGACCTACCTGGACGCCGCAGGGGCTGAATCCGGCGCTCCGGCGTCCACCAGCATCACTCTGGCGGGGGTATCCTCGCCGGGTGATGATTACCCTTTAGGGGGCGGAATTTCGTTCTCGAATCTAAGTATTTCGTCAGATACTACGGTCGTGTCGAAGAATGTCTACATCTCCGCGCCGAACGGCGACTTACCGCTGCTGGTAGCGACGATCCCGAACGCGCAGGCCACGTTCAGCATGACGGAGATGTCGCAGCAGACAATCCCCGTCCGCACACAGTTCTGGGGACCACCGCCTCCGGGCCAAGTCGTCGCCTATTTCAACGGTCGTGCCTACGTCGCCAGTGGTAATTTCCTCTGGTATAGCCAGCCCTACGAGTTCGAGCTGTTCGACCTGCGCACCGGGTTTATCCCGTTCAGCGCCTCGATTCAGACAATTTCAGTGGTGGCGGACGGTATTTATGTCGGCACCATGATCCGCACCGTGTTCTTAAGCGGCATGGAGCCTGACGCGTTCATCTCCCATACCGTGTCCCCGCTCGGCACGATCCTCGGCACAGAGGTCAGCGTCCCCGCCGACGCCATCGGCATGGTGGATATCGAGGGGAGCCAGGGCGAAGGTATGACCGTGCTCTGGATGTCCACGCGCGGGGTCGTCGTCGGCACTGACGGCGGGCTGGTACGTGACTTAACCGTCAGCCGTTTTATCCCGCCACAGGGCTTGACCCACGGCGGCGCATTTTTGAAATACCGATCCCAAACACCGCAGTACGTTGTTTCACTTTCTTAACTTTGCAAAGGTCTCATTATGGCAGCTCGTCTCTCCACTGGTCTCGTCACTGCGTTGATGGGGTCCAGCAATTTCCGCACCTTGTTCGCGCTCGGCTTCATCGACATTTACTCCGGCACTCAGCCTACGCTCCCGGACAACGTGCCCAACGGCACGTTGCTCTGCACGTTGTATTCAGACGGCACGACAACTGGCTTGTCCTGGTCGCCTACTGCCCCAGACGGTGTACTGTCGAACCTGTCCTCACAAACGTGGTCAGGCACCGTACTGGCTACCGGCACTGCTGGCTGGTTCCGGCTGCGCGCTGTGGGTGACACGGGCGTGCTGTCCACCACCCAGTGCCGCTTCGACGGTGCCATCGCCACGTCCGGTGTTGAAATGAACCTGGGGAACCTGTCGCTGCTGCTGGGCGCTCCGTTCGTGATCACCGCTGCGTCGTTCACGCTGCCACAACAGTAAGGAGCCGGATCATGACTCTCTATATCCCGCAAGCGGGGCAAGACGCGATCCTGAAGAATGCGCTAGGGCTGGTGACGCCGGCCAATTTGCTGCTGAAGCTATTCGTCAACAGCTACACGCCGGCTGCTGGCGACAGCGCCGCATCCTACACAGAGATGTCCACGCTAGGCTATGCCGCCAAGACGTTGTCGATGGCGTCGTGGACTGAGTCCGAAGTTATCGGGGTCGGCACGGCAGTGTACGCAGCGCAGACCTTCACCTTCACGGCGGGGACTGCGGTGACGATCTATGGGTACTTCGTGGTCGGTGCGACGGACGGCATTATCCGCTGGGCTGAGTTGTTCGCTACGCCATTCATCGCGCAATATACCGGCGACTCCGTTGTGCTGACTCCTCAGTTTACGTTGACATAGGCGCGGTCATGAAGGTATCCACGCTGTTAGCGAACCAGATGATGAACATGGCTTCTCCAGCCTTCGAGTTTATGGCTGTGTTCTCTGGGCCGATTCCTGCCAACGGGTCAGCGGCTGTAACGGGTACGCTGCTGGCGAGCTGGGGGCCTATCACCATGAACGCAGCAGTGGCGGGGGTGGTAACGCCGTCCAGTTTGCCGCTCGCGTCCAACGCTGCGGTGGCGACAGGTACGGCGGGGTACGCCGTGTTCGCCGCGACAGCAGCGTTGACGATCCCGTTGATGTACTGCTCAGTTGGCACGGCTGGGGCTGAGGTGAACCTCTCGACATTATCTATTACGGAGGGGGCCACAGTGGACCTCACCGCGATGCGATTTAATTACCCAATCTCATAGGGGGCATCATGCCGCTCATTTCTGACACCCTTGCGGACTATTTCTGTGCGTGGTCTTCTGACCTGCGGTCGCTCAGCATCTATTCTGGCCCGATCCCTGTCAGTGGGGACTCGGCCCCGACTGGCTCACTCTTGGTGAGCTGGGAATTGACCGTAGCGTGGCCCATTGCTTTTACCGCGATTGATGGAGTAGTTACGGCGCTCTCCATGCCAGCCAGTTCGTTCCCGGCTGTGGCGGCAGGGACGGCAGGGTACGCTATGATATGGTCAAACACCTCCCCGGTCTGCTCCGCGTACCTTACAGTAGGCACGTCCGGGGCGGAGGTAAACCTGTCGACACTGGCCGTCAATGTGGGGGATGTCCTAACCCTCCAAAGCGCCTCTATAACCTTCAACCCTTCATAGGAACCAACCATGCCTAGAGTATCTACGATGCTGCGGAACGATTTAGCTGGGGTATTCTCCCAGTTGAGCTATATGAACATTTATTCCGGTGCGATTCCGGCCACAGGGGACACCGCTGCGACGGGGACACTCTTGGTGTCGTGGTCAGGGACGTTGGCCTGGGGTGGGCCAGCATCAGGTGTAACAGCTTTGACGGGCACGCCTATAACATCGAACACCGCTGTGGCTACCGGCACGGCGGGGTACGCTGAGATATACGACTCCAGTACGACGATTATGTACTGCACAGTGGGTACGTCCGGCGCGGAGGTGAATCTGTCCTCGCTCAGCATCGTGACAGGCGGGACGGTGAATCTTACGTCCGGTTCGATTACGATACCAGCGACGTAGGCGAGCAGCATGACCGCCGCCATCTCGATTAACTTCTCGCAGTTCACCGTTTCGACGGCGGGTGTGACGAGCCTCACAGCTACTGCGGCGATTAACCTCTCGCAGTTCACCGTCGCTATAAGCCAGCCAGTTACCGTCACCGTAGCGCTGACTGGGAATGCCGGGATTGGCGGCACAGGTGCGGTTACTGGGGGGCATCAGCTTACTGGTGTTTCCGGGGTGGGCGCGGTAGGCTCAGTTGCGCCTTCACGTAGCGCCTCACTGATAGGTATCGCCGGCGTTGGCGGCACCGGAGGTATCGCAGGTGGTCAACCCCTCGCGGGTAGTGCAGGTACAGGCGGTACCGGAACGATCAACGTAGGTCCTTCAGTTACGCTCACGGGCATCGTAGGGGCCGGTAACGTCGGTACACTGTCTCTTCCGGGGCACCAAGCCTTACTAGGGAGCAACGGCACTGGCGGAACGGGCGTTACATCTCCGGTGCTCACTAGACCGACCGCAGGTAGTGTGGCTACGGGCAGCACCGGAGCTGTCGCCCTTTCGGTTTTTTGTGCTCTGACCGGCATATCCGGGGCATGCGCAGAGGGGATGGTGGCCATGACATCCTCAGCACCTCTAACCGGCCTCGTCGGTGTGGGGGTGCTAGGCTCACCCGTCTTCCCAGCGATTGTGAGCCTGACGCTCACGGCACCGTCCATGACTATGACCTCCTCGCTCCTGGCAGTGACGGGCGCGGGTGGTGCTGTCGTCAGTGGCGTGGCGACGGTGGTGGCATCAACTAGGCATCTCACCGTCTCCGGCGCAGGTGGTGCTGTCGGCAGCGGCTTGGCGACGGTGGTGCCGCACTACTCACAGTTTCTGATCGTGGGTGCAGGCGGAGCAGTTGGCAGCGGCGCGGCGACAATGGTGCTGCACCACTCACATTTTACGGTGGCGGGTGCAGGGGGCGCTGTCGGAAGCGGAGCTGCAGCGCATGCAGTGACGACCTCCTACCGAGCCAGTGGTGGTGCGGTCGGCTCGGGGACGGGGGCACCAGTCACGTCCACCCTGCTTGTAACCGGAATCGTATCAGCGAAGCTGCCGAAGGTTACTTCAGCGTTCGCTGCGTGGAACAACCACATCACCGCGCGGTTGCGGCTGATCACTCCGGTTGTCTACGCGGGGAACGACCAGGAAGCAGCGACGTTACCGAAGATCACCGCGTCGATCACGGTCATGTCGAACACCTACGCGTCGATCAACGCGAACCTGAGATTAATCCAGCCAGCACTAAGCGGAGGGGTTCAGCAGATCGCCGCCGAGCTACCGACGCTAGGCGCTGAAGTTACTGCTTTCGCAGGCTCGGCTGGTACGATCAACGCCGGACTGCCGCTGATTCAGCCAGCACTGAGCGGCGGGGTTCAGCAGATAGCTGCTACGCTTCCGACGTTAAGTACGTCTTTCGCCGCTTTCTCAGGCTCTGCTGCTACGATTAGCGCCGGTCTGCCTCTGATCCAGCCATCCGTCAACGGACTCGCTGGCACTGTTGCGACGCTCAGTGTGCTGACGCCGAAGGTGTCGTCGAGCTTCGTCGGCGCTGTGGGTTACGCCGCTACAGTCTCGGTGATCACGCCGAGAATCGCAGCGAGCGTGCAGTGTAACGGCGGCTCCCACGGCGCCATCGCCACGAGCCTGCCAAAGATCAACGCCGCCTTGAATGCTGGTTTCGGTGCGGTGGGTACGATCTCCGCGAAGCTGCCGAAAGTCATTGCCGCGATCACCGTGCTGGCTCAGGCCACTGAGCAGCAGCTGGTCATGGTCTTGAACACTCATAACAATGCGCTGTCCACATACCAGAACTACCCGTTCAACTCGTTCTGCTCGCTGGGCGGCGTGTATTACGGGGCAGGGCCGAACGGGTTCAGCCAGCTCGACGTACCCACGGCTACGGACGATGCTGCGCCGGTCGCTGCGGGCTTGAGCTTCGGCATGCTGGACTTCAAGGAGCCGAAGCTCAAGCGTATCAGCGACGCTTACATGACGCTCCGCACGGCGGGGAATCTGACGCTCACGATCACGGTGGATGAGGGCATACCCGTGATCCTGACCATGACCGCGCAGCAGTTTGCCACGTTCATCCAGCGGCGGATCATCACGCCGAAGGGCCTCGTCGGGAAGTCTTGGCAGTTCGCCATAAACAATCAAAACGGAGCGGCCTTCGACTTTGGGCAGCTCGGGTTCAACACAGCCGTCAGTGCGCGGCGCATAGGGAGTTAGGGTATGAGCGACAATGTAAGCCCGTTGAGCATGCAGCAGAATGCAGCAACCGCAGCTGGGACAGCATCGACACAGATGCAGGCGTTTATCACGCAGCTGTCGGCCCTGACGAATTTACCGGGGAACACCAAATTTACTCTATCCGACACACTTAACACGAGTTCACTACAGGCGAGCATTCAGCTCCTGCTGAATGATGCGTCTCTCGTGCCGCCCACGCTGGCGACGACTCCGGCGTACACTCGTCCGACAGCGCCGACGCCGATCAGTTCGAACGCGGTGATCACCCCGCCGACTTTTGTCGCACCCAGCCTACCGACTCTGTTGAACCCCGTAGCGCCGGTGGTAGGCACCGCGCCGTTCACAAGCGCGCTCGCCACGATTGACTTCCCCGTCGTGCCAAACGCCCCCACGATCAGCCTGCCCACGGTGCCGGTGCTGCCGACGATCACAGTCACTGCGCCGAACGCGCCGAGCGTGTCGTTGCCTTCGGTGCCGTCGCTCGCGGACATAGCCGTCACAACGCCTGTGCGTCCGGCCCTCACGCTGCCGGCAGCGCCAGTGTTCAACAACATCGTGATGCCTACGATCACGTCGATCACGTTGCCGACATTGACCGCGCTGGCTCCGAGCGAACTGCTCCCTGACCCGACGGACTTGTTCGCGTTCAGTGAGAGCGGGTACAGCTCGCTGCTGCTACTGGCCGGCCAGCAGAAGCTCGCGAACGACTTGGCGAACGGTGGGTACGGCATCGAGACAGCCGACGAGCTGGCGATCTGGCAGCGTGCGCAGGATCGTGAGCTACGCGCAGGCGTGGCAGCGGCGGCTGACATTGCCCGTGCGATGGCTGCGCGGGGCTTCGCTATGCCGCCCGGTGCGATGCTGGCGCAGATGGCGTCGAGCAATCAGGCCACGCTGGAAAAGATGAGCACGTTGTCACGCGACACAGCCTTGAAGCGCGCCGACATGTACGTGGAGAACAGGAAGTTCACGATAGATCAGGCGCGGGAGTACGAAGCGCTGACGACAGCGCTGTACAGCGCCGTCATGGAGCGCGCGCTGAACGCGTCGAAGGCTACTGCTGAGTTCGGCATCGCTGTCTATAATGCCAGCCTCGCCAAGTTCGACGCGCTCACGAAGGCGTTCTCCGTTCAGGTGCAGGCGTATGGCGAAGAGGTGAGGGCGGCGGTCGCCACGCTGGAAGTTCAACGGTTGAGCCTGGAGGTGGTGCGTACCGAGACTGAAGTACAGAAAACGCAGGCTCAGTTGTATCTTGACCAGATCGAGGCGCAGAAGCTGCCGCTCGAAATTTACCGCACGGACGCCCAGGTTCAGCAGATGCTCGCCGACACGCAGGTCAACGTGCAGCGCAATCAGGTGGCTGTCTACTCTGCCGAGATGGACGCACAGAGAATACCAGTCGAGCTGTACCGCACAGAAGCCCAGGTTCAGCAGATACTGGCTGACACACAGGTCAACGTGCAGCGCAACCAGATATCTGCCTACATCGCGGAGACCGAAGCGCAGAAGGTGCTGGTGGACATGTACCGCACGGATATCAGTGCGCTGGAGGGGCTGGCGCAGGTGGAGCACCTGAAGCTCGACACGTTCCGCTGCCAGGTTGAAGCCTACGCTGAAATGATCCGCGCCCAGACCCTGCAGCTGCAGGGGTACGAGGCCCAGACCCGTGGCGACATGGTGCAGGCCGAGATATACAAAACACAAGTAGACGCCCAGCTAGTACAGGCGGAGTATGCCAAGGCGCAGGCGCAGATCAACGAAGCGAACACGCAGATCGCCGTGGAGAACCTGAAGGCGAATCTGGCGATCATTCAGACGAATTCTGACGTGTATCGTGCGCAGGCGCAAGGCACGTCGCTGACGAACGACGCGCAGTCCCGCTCGTTCGCCGCCCGTACTGAGGCGTTCCGGTCGGTCGCCAGCGCGTATGACAGCCTGGGCAAGATCGAGATCGCCGGGGCGGAGATACAGCTGAAAGCTGCCTACGAGTCCCAGTTCCTGTCGAACGACTACTCGAAAGCGCTGCTCCAGATCGACGCGAACAATGCCATTGCCGGCGCGCAGGTACTGGCGCAAACCGTTCAAGCGAATCTGGGTCAAGTGTTGGCGATTGCTACGGACGTCAATAACTTTACGGCTGCGGGCGGCTCGTCGTAGGTGTATCATAGCAGGTATGAAAATACCCCAACGCGCGTTTACCCTGGCTGAAATGGCTATTGTTGTGCTCATCGGCGGCATCATGCTGACGATGAGCCTCAAGACATGGATCGCTAAACTGAATAATTCAGCTTACGCCGAAACCGCCTCAAAGCAGGCGCAGATTAAGATTGCGCTGATCGGGTTTTTACGGACGAACGGTAGACTCCCATGCCCGAGTGCTATGAGCACTGCGGTTCCACCTGTGCCGACCGGGCTTGAGATACTGGGGCTACCAGCAGGTCGTGGATGTATCAATAATCCCTATGGCGAAATCCCTTGGGCGTCGCTTGGGGTTTCGAAGGATATCGCACAAGATGGATGGGGGAACTTCTTTACCTACCGTGTGGCGACGGCGGCGACCGCTATCGTCCCCGCGCCAGTTACAGTGCCGGTACCCCCCATGCCAAAGAATCTCAACCAGAACTGGACATCATTAGCAGCGTCCGCCAACGCTTTCGACATCACTAGCCTCGTAAGCTCGGCAACTTCAAACCGCCAGACAATCCAGATCGATCAAGGGGATGGAGTGGACGCGCTTGTGCCGATCACTTATAACGCTGTGGTGGTGATTCTCTCGTCCGGTAAAAACGGTTTTGGGGCGTTGACGCTGCAAGGAGTCCGCAACACAGCGCCGCCTGTCGCGCCGGTCAACCACGCCGACGAAACCACTAATGCGACCCCAGGGACGCTAGTTTTCATCATGCGGCCATATACAGAACTGTCGACCGCATTCGGTGGGCCGTTCGACGACGTGGTGGCATTTATGTCGCCGCAGGATTTGCTGCAGCCGCTGGTGAGCGAGGGGACGCTGGGGGCGTGCAGATCATACTGTGCCGCTGCCGCTGCCCCAGTGCTCAGTGTTACTGCGACTTGTACCCCGCCCGGGGGTGGAATATGCACATGTGCCTCTCTAGGCGTACCAGGAACTCCGACTCCCAGCTCATGTACTAACAACGCTACCCCCTCATCTTGCTCTATCTGCGCGGTCGTGTCATCGCCCCCTGCCTCCTGCACACCGACAAATGTCCCTATCGGCAATCCAGCGCCTAACTGCCCATAAGGCGCAAAAAATGAAAACTCGTTTCCTCCAAGCCCTTTATCTCATGCCCGCAATCATGATGCTGATGATGTGGATAGCTGCTGCGCCCAGTTATGTATCTCAGTGCAGCAACTGGCAACTTCTCGGAACCATCGCCTTGTCGGCTTTCGGGTCCGCTTGGTCCGTCGCCATATTCGCTCACTCCGTGAAGGGCGGCTCGGTATAGTGCCATCTATCTAATATCTATCTAACGATGTAAAATTAGGGCTTCTTCGTGAGGCCCTATGAACAACATCCAGAAATCCTTCAAAGCCAAGGCCCAGATGGGCCTGCGCAGCACTCAACCTGCCTTAACCCAACCTCTGCATCTATCTAACGGTGGGCAGGGTCTTCGCCAGCAGGGCTTTGTTCAAGGCCCTGGCACCGGCACCAGCGACAGCGTTCCTGCCATGATCTCCAAGGGAGAGTACGTGCTGCCGGCTGATACCGTCGCGCACGTCGGCAAAGCCAACCTGGATGCGCTGAAGGACGCCACACACACGCCTGTGAACAACGGACTGCGGGGCGGCATGCAGCACATGGCTGACGGCGGGTTTATGGGCGACGCAGGGAACATGATAGGCGAGGCCCGTGACTGGATGGCAAGCAAGATAGCCAACGGCGACGCCCCAGCGAATGCTCAAGAGACCGTCGCTCACGGACCTGTACCTGCCGGTAATTACACCGTCAGCCCCCGCAGCTTCGACACCCTCGCAGCTGACCCAGCGCTCGCCGCTCCCACTGGCGTCCGCGCAGCTGACCCTGCCGCTGGTTACACGCGATATAACCCGAGCATCACCACCACGCCCCCCACGCCCCCCGCAGCGCCTGAGTTGACCACTACCCTCGGTGCCGCACCGCAGGCCGCTCCTGCCGCATCGACAACCACAGAATCCGCTCCAGGTATCGTTTCCCGCGCGGCAAATGGGGTGCGCTCGATGGGTAGTTGGCTGGGCAGAGCCGCGAACGTGGGTGGCGTACTGGGTGGCACATACGCTGCTGCAGACGCCGCGCGCGACATGCACTTGAATGGGGTCAACACCGACAACTCTACACGTCTCGCTGGCGGTACTGCGCTCGGGCTTGGGTCTGCGGGGAGCTTCGTACCAGCGCTTGCCGGTGGGCTTGCCGCCCCGCTCACTGCTACCGTTGGCGGTGCGGCGTTGATGGGCAATCAGATCGGTAAATCGATCACCAAAAGCAACCCATCTTTGGCTGACGGGCTGGCAAGCCCTGGCGAAGCGATAAGCCGCTGGTGGAATGGCCAGCCGCTGCTGCACCAAGAAGCCGGTACCGCACACATGCCGGGTGGAGATACACAGACCCCAGGACGACCCGACTCCTACTATAAAGACCAAAACCCAAGCGCTGCCGTGCTCGCTGCTCAGGCTAACTCGCGAGGGGCGGATACTGTCTCTGCGCCGACAACCCCAGCGCCGACAACCCCAGCGACCCCCAGCACCCCAGCGCCGACCGTAGCCTCTGCTCCTGTTCCTGTTCCTGACCCCATCGTCGGTAAAGACGGTATGGCGACAGATGGTAGCGGCAACCCTATCCCCGGCTACGGCTCAATGACCAATTCGAGCGGGAAGCGCGTGTTTTTCTCCCCCGGCTCCGGTACGCAGCAGGGGTCATCCCCCGGCTCCGTGGCTGCTAACCTGCGCGCAGCCTACGCGCCGACGCAGTACGCCGACGACAGGCCGGGTGAGGCGATGCGAGATTTCGCAGCCGGGCGGGGGCTTCAATCAGGCAACTCTGGTGGTCTTGGTCAAGGCGACTCACTCGCCGATCTCGCTTACCGTGGGGGCATGCAGAAAGCCGCTATGCGCCAGCAGGGGCTGAACATTCAGCAACAACAGGTTACTGGCGATCAAGGGCTGCGCAGCCGGGAAATCGACTCCCGTTACGGCTCGGAAATGTACGGCCATGACGTGCAGCGCGAAAACAACCAGAGCACTGTGCAAGCCAGCATGATCAATTCCGCAGCCCTGCGTGATCAGGCGCGGGCGCAGATGGCTATCGCGCAGATGAACCACCGCGATCTGCTCGGTCAGCAGGATATAACCAACAAGCGCGAACAGGATGCGCAGAACTTCGAGCAGAACCAAAAATCCGATACCCAGTTGACGACTGACCTCCAGAAGCAGAACCCCGGCTCCGAGCCAGGGAAGTTCGACGACGCTACCGTGGCGCAGCAGAGAACTGGCATTGGTCAGTCAATGGCTGCGCTTGGCATCAAGAGCTATGCCGCGCTCGATCCGCTGAAGCGCCAGCAGCTGCTGGCTGGGAGCAAACTGATTTCCAAGATCAACTCCAACGCTTCGACCTGGAACCCATTCATGGCGGATTACATGAAGACGGTAATGCCCCATAACCTCGTAGGTATGAAGAGGATGACAAACGGTGACTACCAGACGCCAGATTATACTGATGCCTCTGGGGCAAAACGCTCCGGTCAGGTTATCCCTGGTCGTATTGTCGACAAGGTGAACTCCGACCGTATCATGGGTCAGCCGTCAGGCGACGAATTCTCCTCGCTCATGCAAGGAGGTCAATAATGGCTGGCCTCCAGGACTTGATGCCAGCTCCGACCTACTCCACGGACGCGACGGGTGGGGATGGATCATTAGTTAAGGGTCTCCGTGCAGGCTGGGAAGGCGTCAAAAGCCAAACCCACCAGCTGCTCGGTCAGGCCGGTGAGGGCTTAGGGGCCGATCAGTTCGCCGCAGACCAGCGTGCGCAGTCCGTAGCCAACCAGCAGGCAGCTGCGGCTGACTCTCAAGGTGCAGTGCAGCATTTCTCCGATGTGCATGGCCTTCGCGACTTCGGTAACTGGGGCATGTACAACCTCGGCGCGATGGCACCGACCGTCGCCGCAGGCGCAGCCGGAGCACTCGCCGCAAGGTATTTCCCCGGTGGAGTGTCCGCAGAGGGCGCGGTGCTCGGCAACGCTGCCGGTATGGCTCCCGGCATGATCGGAGAGCAGCTTCAGGCCCAGCAAAACGACCCAGAACAGGCTAAAAAGCCGTGGCTGGACCGAACCCTTACCGCAGGCGTTGGCGGGGGCCTACAGTCCCTTGTTACGGCTGCTGCCCCTGGCACGATTGAGAGTAAGTTCTTGGCTCCCGCCGTCGAAGGTGTTGCTAAAACTGCTACGCCATTCCTTGAGGGACTGGCCCACAACGTACCGGGCGCGGTGGCCGGCAACGCTGCAGCGATGGCTGCGTCAACGGAGATCGGCCATCAGGCGGCGAGCCATTTAAACCCTAACCGCGACGCGTCGAACGATCTGGAAGAGGACAAGCAAGCGGCTATTGAGGGCGGTGCTATGGGTGCGCCGTTCGGCGTGCTGGGCGCTGCCGGTGACATGCGGGGCGCGAAAGCCGAACCAAAACCCGGTGAAGCCGCCAGCGGCAGCATAACCAGCAAGGTGTTCGGCAATGGGAAGGATGGAGCGGTCAGCAAGAGCAGCGGAGTGCCGGTGGCGCTGGACAAACCAGCGGTGCCTGCACCCGATGATTTGGGTACGTCGGAGTCCGCGCCGCTCGGTGCGCGCATGGACGCAGCGACGAAAGTGTTCACTCCGCCCGCGCCTCCCGATCTCGCAGCAGCGGCTGAAGGCAAGCCGCCTGAAGAAGCCATGATGGCGATGGACCAGCTGCAGGCCGATATCAAGGCCAAGGACGACGCGACGAATGCAGCGATGGCTCGCCGTCGTGCGGAGAGAGCGCCGAAGAACCTGCCTGCTGATGAGCCGCCGCTGCCGGATGAACTGCCCCCTGATGTCAGCATGAGCATGATGAGCACCAACGCTCCTGAAGGTGCGGCTGCGGACGACGCTAAAACACTGGCGGCGTTCGTGGCGAAAGCCAAGGCAGGCAAGGTTGAACCGTGGCGTGTGCAGGATGTCGCCGATATGCTGCAGGATAACGGCAAGCCGCCAACAGCGCTAGTTCACATGTACGGTGAGATGGAGCCGGGGGAGGGCAAAGACAATTTCCTGACGGCGGTAAATCAGGTCATGAAAGCGGCGAGCGACAAGAAGACGCTGACGGACAGCCTGACCGGCATGCTGAAAGACAAAGACGTGCAGCCCGGTTACGTTAATCAGTTGATCCCCTATTTGAAGTCGTATTTTAACGACGACTTGACGAGAGGGCTGAATCCTGCCGAGAGCAAGATGTTGACGGAGCATATCGACAACGTGATGCGGGACACCTTCAACGATCCTCGGCAGGTCAGCGATTTGTTCGAGAGCGAAAAAGGCAGCGAGATCAGCGACGAAGGTTCGTCCGTTACCGGCGCGGCCAAGAGCGAGAGCGAGCTGAGTGATGCCCCCGGAGTAGACCCCGGCGCGTCGTTCGACGCAACTGACCCGGAGTACACGAACTATTACGGCCAGGGCAAGGACAAGGCGAACCCGCAGTACATGCTGAGTGACGAGGCCCACAAGGCCGAATATGGCGACGCCACACGCAGCACGGCGTCGGATGTCGCAGCACAGGCCGCAGCTGCTCATCCTGACGCAGCCATCGGCTGGGTTTCCGCTACGGACCACGCCAGAGAGAATGGCGTACCGGCCACGAAACTGAACGCGCAGACGAAGGGCAAGCCGGAGAACTACGGGCTGGTCACGGCGAAGGGGCGCACGAGCCGCGACGCCTTCACTGCCGACGACGTGCAGAACATGAAGTTGGACACGGACAAATACCCGAACTCCGACAGCCGCATGGAGGTCAAGGGCGGCGACGGCAAGACGCTCAACCTGGACGCCAAGCGGATCGCTGGTGTCATTCAGCGCAAGATGGGCCACAGTGATGTCAGCGAGAGCGTGGGCGATCCGGCGCAAGCGAGGAACGAGAAGCTGCACGCGCTGCGAGATAACTTTCATGCGGGCGTGGCTGCTCTATCTGATCGCCTTGGTGCCCGCATCGAGCCGAGCGACAGCACAGTGGTTGCCAAGGGTGTGACTTACGGCGACCTGAAAAATCTGCCGGCGCTTGAGCGGCCTGATATGGGCAGTGAGCTGGACAAGGCCGACGCCACCGGCAAGACTGCTAAAGAGCCGATGTCCAACGCCGAACAGCGTCGCGCCATATCCACGCTGGATGTGGAGGCGAGCAACCATCAGGCCAACGTATCCAAGGTGCAGAAGAAACTCGGCATGTCGGACGCTGAGATCAAAACCACCGTCGAAGCCGTGAAAAAGGTCAGCGCGGCTAAGGGGCTGGGGCCGAAAGCTGCCGCCGAGGCGAAACATTGGCTGAATGAAGTGACCGCCAGAATGAAGGCCGCTGGGTTTAAAGGGGCTGACGCTTACGACCTCGGGTGGGAGAAGGTCAACGCCGACCAGAAAAGTGCCAGCGCTGACAGAATCCAGGCCGGGGCTGACGCACGCGCGGAGACCGCTCGATTCGAAGCGGTCAAGAGCGGCGACCCACAACGGGTAAAACCAGCTGACTGGGCACCGGACTTTCAGGGCGGCGACCAGATCAAGGAAGCTGGCGAGCCGGGGTTAGGTAGAACCGAGATTGACCCCAACGACGATAATATCCACCTCGCCGACAAAGAGCATGGTGACGATCTCGGTAGGGTTTCCGCTGCGGTGCGCGGGATCGACGCTGCCGACGCTGTGCCGAACCACGCCATCGCTGATAAAGCGAGAGGACTAGACAAGAACGGCGAGGTCAACGCTCTGGGCAAGTCCCTCGTGGAGACCAAGATTAACTCACTTGGCGTCGGTGCCAAAAGTGCGAGCGACCGCGCCGTCATCGCGCAGGCGCGTGGGCTGCTGAAGAACTGGGATAAGATGCCGCCGAAGGATCAGGCCAAGCTGTACAGCGAGCTGAAAGACACCAAGCGGATCGAGGCTGTGGGCGGCACGATAGACGGCTTAACCAAGTCCCTCGATGCCAGCCAGAACAAGCTCGCCAAGAGCAACGCCGCCCTCGCTGCGGAAGGTAAGCCGCGCGTGTTCCCGAAGACCGAGGCGCAGGTTGCCAAGGCATTCAGAGATACCGTTAAGACCGACGCAGGCCGTGACGCCACGCTTGAACGCGTGAAAGCGTCCACCGACGCGAAAAGTCTGCAGTCTGCCGTGTCCCGACTGGTCGACAAAAAAGGCTGGGAGCGCGATGCCAACACCAAGCAGGTTGTCGATGCCCTCAACACAAAAATCTCCGACCTGATCGCTCACGATCCTGATCAACTGATCGGCATGGACCCGGCGAAACAAGCGCTGGCCGGGGAGTGGAAAGCCGACGCTTCCAAGTCCGACACAGCGATTGGTACCGGGCGAATCACCGACGCGCAGAAAGCCGAGGTCGCCAAGATCATCAATGACCGGCTCGGGCCGCTGGTGTCCAGGATGTTCAGCAGCACCATGAAGCACGCGGGAGAATTCACGCCGCAGCTTGCTGACGGGCTGGCCCGAGCTGGGATCAAGGTGTCAGTCTTCGCAAAAGACCCTGGGAGCGTGGCGCTGCATGAGTCCATGCACGCGCTCTTCGACCACATGCGCAAGATGGGCATGAAGGAGGTCAACGACGCGCTGGCGAAAACGGCTTCCTCCCCGTCCGTCAGGGGCCAGCTGCGCGAGCTGCTGAAGGATGAGCCAGCTGCGTGGAAGCAGTGCCAGGATAGCGCCGAGGAGCGTGCTGCCTACATGTATCAGTTCCACGAGGCCGGCAAGCTGAAGGTCGGCGGCGAGGTCAAGGGCATATTCCAGCGCATCGGCGACTTCATCAAGCGCACGCTGGGTATCTGGACTTCCGACGAGCGTGCCGTGCAGATCATGAAGTATTTCAGCTCCGGCGACGTGGTGAGGAATATCGGCGACCGCAGCGCCGTGCATAACGCGCTGATCAGAGCAGGCAGGAACGAGTCGCTGCACCACATCGGCGAAGCGATGAAGCCGATGTACAACCTCGGACAGCGGGTGTTGGGGATCGGTAGCCAAGGTATCCGGGACATGAACATCGACCCGCTGACGAAAATGGTGGACTTGACCGGCCAGCACGCCAATCGTACAGGCGAGGATCGCGGGTTCATTCCGACTTACACGCAGAAGGCGCGTGACACGATGAATCAGTTGGCGGCTTCATTGTCGAAGTTCTCCGACGCCGACAAGAAAGCGGCGTGGGCGCAGATGCAGACCAGAGAAAAAGGGCAGGTCGATACTCCTGAGCACGCGGAGATCAAGGCGATCCTGCGCAAGACGCTCACGGACGTGTATGACGGCATGACGAAGGCTGGGGTGAAGATCGGGTTCATCAAGGACCACACCCCTGTGCAGTGGGACGCTGCTTACATTGCCGGCCACCAGCCCGAGTTTCTGAAGATGGCTGCGGAGGCGATCAGGCGCGAAGGGTTCGACGGTACCCCGCAGAGTATCATGAATCACCTGATGCGCAACGACGGCAACGAGCTGGGCATCCAGGACGTGCGCCCCGATACGAAACCCGGCAACGTGTTCGCCAAGGAGCGAGTATTCAAGCACTTCACCGCCGCCGAGCGCGCACCATTCTTGATCGACGACCCGATGCGCGTGATGTCATCCTATGTTCACCAGGGCATCAAGCGGGCAGAGTGGGCGGCGCGGTTCGACGACGACAACGGGAAGATCAACGCTGCACGGCAGCAGGCTATTCTCAAACACGGTGCCACGGACGAGCAGATCAAACAGTTCGACAACTACATGAACGGCGTGAACGGCTCGCTGGGTAGTGAGCTGTCACCGAAGGCCCGCAGGCTGATGTCCGGCCTCATGGTCGCCAACAACCTGCGCGTGCTGGGGTTGGGCTGGTTCTCCGGGATGGTTGACCCGATAGGCATCAAGGTACGCGGCGGTACATGGGGCGACGCGGCCAGCGCGTACAAGGACGGCATCTTTAAGATAGCCAAAAATCTGATCACCGACTCGAAGCCTGACGCCAAGGATAAATTCGCCGAGGACATGGGCGTGATCGAGAACGCCATGCTGGGCCATGCGGTGCAGTCGGCTTACGGTGTGACTGGGCTGGGGAACTGGTCGCGCAGAGTCAACGACATGCTGTTCAAGTATAACCTGATGGAGCAGCAGGGCCGGAACATGCGCGCAGGCGCGGCGGTGGCGGCGGCGAAGTTCATCGCTCGTCACAACGACGGCTACAACGGGCACAGCGCACGGTACATGGAGGAGCTGGGGCTGAAGAAGGGCGAAGCGGTCGTGAAGAACGGCGAGCTGGTTACGGACGCCGACGAGCTGCGGGAACACTTTAAGACGCAGGGGATTTCCGGCGACGCGCTAGAGGCGAAGGTCGACACGCAGGTCGCCAAGATGAAGATGGCGGTCAACACTTGGGTGGACGGCGCGGTGGTTCGGCCTGACGCCACGAAGAAGGCCACATGGATGAACGACCCGTACTTCGCGTTGATGGCGCACATGAAGTCGTACACCTACGCGTTTCACGACACGATCCTCAAGCGCGTGGCCCATGAAGCTGCGCACGGAAACAACCAGCCTCTCGTCGCGCTCGGCGCTTACGTACCGGTGATGTTCGCTGCGGACATGATGAAGGCGTATATAATAGGCGGCGGGTCGATGCCGGCGTACCAGCAGAACTGGGACACGGGCGACTGGCTGGCACACGAGACTTCACGAGCGGGGCTGCTGTCCACTGGTCAGTACGCCGCTGACGAGTTCAACGGCATCCGGTCACACGGTGGTTATCTCAATGCACTCGGGCCTGATGTGTCGGAAATTGAACGGCTGGCGAGAGCGGTGGGCAGTGGTGGCGGGTCGTCGCAGTACGCCAACGCACTCATGCCTGTACCGTTTAATGACTGGCTGGACACAGGCGGTAAGGGTCATTCAGCGGGTGGGCCGTCCGAGCCAGTGTCGGAGTAGGGAAATTGGGCTTGAAACCGGAAGAACGGAAGTAGCAAATCGCCCGCAAACCCTTTATCTATATACCTCTTCTATTCTTCCATTCTACTTTAAATAAATTAATAGAAGAAGAGAAGAGAAGGGAGTAATAATATGTATATAGAAGGTAGAGGTGGATCAAAAATGGAAGTGGTATATTTCCGGGCTATGCGCCGCGATTATAAATGATCGCCCAGTGTTTGTGTAAAGCCCGTGAGGGCTTTAGCTTTAGTATTTAAGTCGTTGCGCGAGCGCGTAGGCTAAACATTCTTGATGGTACCCGCTGCCGCTGGCAGCACGCTCCATGACGAAGGCAACAGCGTCCTCGTCAGTCGCGAACGGCCTTTTCGCGTCGCGGTCTTTCTTGTTGCCGTAATACTTCTTGATGACGACCCGTTCGTCGCCAGCGAATCGTGGGCGCGTGCTGAACTTCCACCCTTCAGCACGCCCGCGAGTATCGTTAGGATAGAGCACGCTCATTTTGTCATCCTCTCCTGCATGATGTACGCGAGACACACCTGATGATACTCGCTGCCCTCGGCGGCACGCTTGACGACGAAGTCGCGGGCTTCTTGATCGGTGGCGAACGGCGTGTCGCTCGCATACCCTATGATCCTGTTCGGATGCAGGCGGCTACGCCGACCAATCGGTGACTGGAGGAACGACCAGCCTTCACTGAATCGTGTTTCATGGTCTTCGAACGGGTTCATAAAATCCCCAGTTCCCTTTCCTTGGCCCGATTTCGGCGAAGCAGAGGTGCCCACGCAATGAAGCTGCCGTCGTCCACCCACACGCCCGTGACCTGAACCTTGCCCTTAGTGAGCAGGGTTAGCTTCACACCGCGTGGTGGCTTGTCGGTGTAATTGAACCCGGTCGGTTCGGCTGCGAGGTGGTCGATCATGACGCAGTCGCTTTCATCGCTGCATAGACCACTTCCTCGAAAGTCATCTTGAGGATCATGGCTCTGCAGGCAGTGCGGCAGATCAGCGGCCACTGCAGCCGGAGCTGCATATCGATTGGTTCTTCGGGGATGATTGGGTTCATGACATATCCAAAGGTGAGCGAAACGAAATGAACACAGGGTGACGGGGCGCATCCTTCACGCCGACCAGGAACGACTTGTACTTGATGGTCTTGCCTTCGTGCTCGGGCCGGTTTGCCCAGATGTGATCGCGCATGCAGTCGTTCAAGCCGGTACCCACGTTGAACTGCACACCGGAAACGATATCCTGCACAACCAGCGCACCCAGCGTTCCTTTGCCGACCTTGCCAGCCTTGTGGCTTGATCGCTTGGAACGACCGAGTTCGTTGACCTGCTTCTCATTGGTGTTTTCGAGCTGCTCCTCGAACCCGATCACTTTGGCCTCGCTGTCGGTAAATCTTTTCACCTTCATCAGCAGGCCCTCATTGCATGTTGAGCGACCAAATTTATAGCGCCCGTGCAGTGACCGCAGGATCAGCCCCTCATACCCTTTGGTCAGACACTCAGCTTCATACTCCAGCAGTTCGGCCTCATCGTTGATCAGCCGACGTTCGTGGAGGCGCAGGTTCATGCCAATCGTAGCGGCTCCGTTGAACCGCTTGATCAGGGCATCGTGGCGGGCAATGTACGGTTCGTCAGGGTCGTTGTGCAGGTCGAACACAAAGAACGTGAAGTCGTCGGAGACCTTATCCCGCGCCATGAAAAAGCTGGTCGCCTCCTGCATGGCGTTGGGTGAGGTCGGCGAGCCGGCAATCAGCTCACCGTCCATACCCTCGAACATGGGCTGCGACAAGATCGCCTGGACGTGCTTGTTCGGGATCAGCTTCAGACTTCGTGACAGCAGCTTACCTTCATGTACCAGACCGCGCAGGCCGTCTAGCTTGGGGCTGGCGTAGCATGGATACTTCAGTTTCATTGGATCATGATCCACGGCGAGCATTGGTTTCATTCCGTCATCCTTTTGGCTACGTGCTCGGCGATGAACGCCGACCACTTGGTTGTGAAAAATTCATCTAGTTCTTGGAGGTAATCCCCGATTTGCGGGTCGGTTTCCTTGAGTCGGTACATCGTTTCGAACTCCTCTGCCCATAGGACAGCCTGTTCTGCAAGACCCCTGGAACCACCAATAGTGTCCAATATGTATTCCTGCGCCTCCAGGGTCTGTTTGCTCCACGCGTACCCCATCTCAAACGAGACATCGAACAGGGTTTCTTTGGCGCGGTAGGGGTGCTCAGAACGCTTCATAGCGGCCCCGCACCCGCCAGCTGGCGGATACGTTCAACCGACCAGCCGGTGCGGTCGTAGACCTTCAGGATGAGGCCAGCGCCTATGTCACGATCCTTGGCGCGCATCATGCTCAACATTGACCTTGGAATGCCGAGCCATGCCGCTAGGGTAGTGTCTGTTTTGAAAGAGTTGTATTCTAGTAACTCATTGAACAGGCGGTTAGGAGTTGTCATTTTGTCTTGCTCCTGAACGCGAGTGCCCATGCCTTCCGGCAGAGGTCGTTGATATTTGAAAAAGTTTTAACGTGCAGACGGGCGGCTTCGTCGGACAAAAAGATGTTGGATTTATCATTTTTCTGTATCTCGTACTCCAGCCTCCCGTCCCAGATTTCAAACACATCCCAGCCTTGGGAGCGGGCTGCGGTAGAATCCTGATTTGTCCATTCGTTGTTCATGGTGATTTTCGTTAAAATAGATTCGTTAAGTCATTGATTTTACAGCCTCTTATTATCACGTTAGATTGCGTAAGATAGCGTTAGATTGTTAGACGCAAATGCACTAAGTATTTGATTTTGTTGCATAATGTTATTTTTAGAGCGGGTTTATACCATGAAAATGTCGGGAGGCCGGGAAGCCACGGCCTGAGCCATTGTTGGTCGCTTCGTTAAAAATTCGTTAAATAGATTCCAAAAACGAAGGTGCTACTTGGCGCTAATAACTTGCCAGCCGGAACCGCGCAAATCGTCATATTCCGCCGTCATGGTAGCATTCTTATGCCCCAACATTGCCTGGGCGAACTCAGGACCATACTGATCCCGATACAATCTTTCGGACAAACTGCGTATTTCATGGAAAGAAGCAGGCGTTCGTCCAACTGTCGGCACAACCTTGGCTTTTTTATAAGCTGTACTGAACGCATGGGTGATTGCTGCTACCGAAAGCCCGTCACCGGGCTTCGCTGTCGCGTGGCGTTTCTGGTGGTGGACCATGAATTGGCTGACCGCACGGTTTCGGCACTGCTTGATCACATCGGCAATTGTCCTGTTCACAACGGCAAGACCGATGCTGGCGTCCTGCTGCAGCCGCACTTTTCCCTGCATCTTACCAGGGACGAAGTAGATGAACCCATCACGGAAGTCGGCGAACATAGCTCCAGCGATCTCTTCCCGGCGCTGTGCAGTCAGCAGGGCCAAGTCCATCGCATCGACCAGCCACGGCTGCGCGACTTCCCTGACAGCATGATACTGCTCAAGCGATAGTCGGTCGCGCTTGACTTCGTATGCTGGCCGGTAAGTGGAATCGACGGGGTTTTTACCGTCCGCTACCTCGCCCTTGGAGATTGCCATCTTGAATACGTCGCTGAGACGGGACCGAATAAAACCAGCAGTGGCAGCACCACTTTCTTGCTCGACGGCATCGACGAATTTAGCGACATGCGCCGTGGTAACAGCCTTCAGTTCCATCCAGGAAAACTCGGCGTTAGCGATACGGTCAAGGTAGGTGAGCTGCATGCGCAATGTCTGTTCGGCGGGTTTCTTCTTCCCGATCCACAGCTCCTTGTACAATGGCACCCATTCTTTGAGGGTATGCTGCTTGACGCCGGATACCCAGTCGACCAGCGGAGAGGGGGCCTGGGTGGCCACTACCGCGTTGGCGTTTCGCGCCTCGCGGAAGGCATTGGCTTTGTCGCGCCCGAGTCCTTTGGTCTTGCCGTTCAGCGTGTTTCGGTAAAAGAAATACCCGGCGCTATTAATGTACAGGTTGGGGGGAAACCCCTTGTGCTTCGGGTCGCGCAGTCGGCTCATTTCAGTCACCTTGATATTTGGCGTGCCGTTCGACAAAGTACAACTTGCCGTATTTGACCGGCTGCGGGGTGATTCTGCCTTCCCTGGCCCAACGGCGCAGCGTGGTAATACATGGGGCGTGCTCCCCGCATATTGTTTCCGCCCATGCGGCGAGTGTCAGTAGGCGTGGGGTGGAGATACTGTTCATGTGAACTCCTTATTGGGTGTAGGCTTGGACTTGTGCGCGAGACCTGCTTTCAGGAAGATATCTCGAAGCCCGCTGCTCGGTGATAACGCGACTAAACGTGAGCTTCCTACGCTTTCCGGGTTTAATGGGGCGCACCGGCATGATTGTTTATACTCCTCAATATCTGACATCTCGAACCGAACAGCACGTCCCACGCGATAGCACGGTAGCTGGCCGGCTGGGGCGGCGATGCCATACACTGTGCTCGGGCTGATCCCAAGCACTTCGGCGGCTTGTTTCACGGTCAGCATGGCTCATTTCATCCGTATGGTCAGGGTCAATTGCGGTAGGTCGATCACGATCAGGTTGCCGTTTTCACTGATCTCGATACCGGGCTTGCTCAGGATCGACCGAGCGTTCGGCACAAGGCTTAAATGCGACTCTTCGCCACTCAGGCGCGGAGCTTTGCCTGGCTTCTGGCTTACCACTGAATACGCCCAGCGTGCGTTGTCGCCTTCGACTTTTGGAGCAGCCGAGCGCGTGACTCGACCTTTGCGCCAGAGACCGCCAAGGTAATCGGATACTCGGTGCGCAGACTCGGCGAATAACTTAACTTCTGCGCGGTCGTACAGCATGTTACATGTCATTGGCTGATCGGCTTCTTTCAGTATTTTTTCGAGGAGGGCAAAAAGCCCAGCTTCTGTTCTCATGGTCTTTCCCTGGTTAATAGCGGTGTTGGCGGAGGCATTCAGATTCGAGTTGGCCTTGTCTTGCCCGCGAAATCAGACAGTATATTAGAAGAGCGGTCACGATTAGCCGATGCGTGGCGGTTAATACCCGCACGGCGGTGAATAAATGTACGAAGTTCATGTTAACTTCCGGTAAGCTCGACGATGGCCCTCGCCAGTTCTGCTCGGGTTTGGAGTAATGCTTTGAATTCGGCGCAGGAGATCGGCAGTTCCCACCGTCTGTTTCTGAACAGGACGCCGCCTTCCCTGCAGCCGACGATGACGGCGAGGTTGCGGCCTTCGAGGTGTCTGTTCTCACCCCATTGCAGTTGCAGAGGGGAAAGTGTGATGTCGATCATGGTGTTGTCGCGCTTGGGGAGGACAAGGAATTTATATTCCACCCAGAGGTCGTGCTTGCCTGAAATCCAAAAATCAAAAATCCCCCCGACAAATGGATTGTACATTTTTACCTTGTACAGCCAAGTCGGGAGGTATTTATGGACACCTGTATAAAAGGTGGTTTCGGGCTTACTTGCCACGCGCTACCTTCAACGGTTCTTTCGGTGCCTGATCGGCAAGCATGCGAGTCTCGACCAGCTTCGCGTACCCGATCACATCGTGCCAGTTATCGATCCAGTCCGGATCACCGTTCAACATCCTGGCGATCTTGTCAGCAATGACGGTCAGCGCCTGCTTCTGGTCTGAGGCCAACCGGCCCCAGCCAGGAACTACTCGCATCACATCTTGAATGTTCTGCGCGATGGCGGCATGTTCAACGAACATGCCGTACCGCTTGCCACGTTCAGCGAGGGTGTCGTCAATGTTCACACGACCACCTTGTTGTCATTCAGCCACTTCAACAAGCCGACCTTGTCGGTCGGGATATCATACTCGTGGGTTTCGATTCTGCCGCAACCCGCTTTCTTCAGTACCACGCGGTCTTTGCTGGAGTCGGCCTGCGCGCCGGACCAGTGGGATACAACCTCGCCGTTTTCTCCTGTCGTCTGATAAAGCCTCATGCTGCTTTCCTTCCGTAAATGATTTTAAAATACTGCTGGAGTTGTTTCGCCTGCGTGAGCGCGTCCGACAGTGCGTTGTGTTTGCCTGGGTTGAGAACCTTCGGTGCGTTTTTACACATCGGTAAGTTCTTGATGGTGCGGAAGCAGCGGTTGTCCCAGAAGTCCCACGGTATTTCCTTGCCGTGCGTCACAAGTGCGTGGCCGATCATCGGGATGTCGAAGTCCGACCCGTTGCTCCACATCTGATACTTGCCGGGGCCAATCCAGTCCACGAAATTATCGAGGGCAGAAGCCAGCGTGTTTTTTGGCTCTTGAAACACCGCGCGTGCGTCAAGAGGTTGTTCCATCCACCAGTTTAACGTCGCTTCGCTGATATGGCGGCCTGCTTCGGTATTACTGTCAACCGACACTGACGAGTAGAACCCGTTATTGTCGTGAGCGTCGGAGTTTGGGTCGAACTTGACCGCTCCGATGCTAATGATTACAGCGTCAGCACGAGTGCCTAAAGTTTCAAGGTCAATCATGATGGCCGGATAGTTCATCTTAATCATGCCTACATCCATTTAGTTGTCCATTCCCCCGACGCCAGAGGTCGGGGTGGTACTACGGTGCTGCGGTATTACGCTGCTGCTTGGCGTTGCGCGTCGTTCGCTGCTGGTTTTGGAGGCATTGCCTTCTCAGCGACAGCCACAGCCTTGTCAGCGGCTGCTGCGGCCTTGAGCAAGTCCTTCGACGCTACGTTGTGCGCCTTGACGAAACCAGCCACGTTCTTGTTGTACGCAGCGGTAGCGGCCTCAGCCTCCTTCGTGTGCGCCTTGAGAAACGCTGTATACTCCTTGTGAGCAGCGGCAACGGTGGCGTCACGCGCCTTCAGCGCAGCCCCGACTGCATCCCGCGCAGCCTTTTGCGCCGCTTTGGCTTCTTTCAGCTTGGTGGCGGCAGCAGTGTTGACGGCCTTGATTTCGGTTTGGGACAAGATTTTTGATTGAGTACGTGCCATGATTTTCTTCCTGTTGTGAACTACTTTGCGCGGGATGCGCGTTTACTTTGCCGGCCTAAAGGGACGCGGCATACTTGGACTGCAGTTTTAAAGCGAACTCAGCTGCATTGAGCTTGACAGCCCGTGCGATGAGTCGGACTACTATCGACTTGCGCCGAGTAGATTGGGATTCGAGATCGAGACAGGCATCGATCTCTACTGCAGTCAGCTCAGGCAATATCGCATTGAGACTGGAAACAGATAGGAGTGCTTGGTTGATGAACCACTCGCGGGGTTTTGTCATTTTAGATATTGTTTTTTTTTTTTTTTTTTTATGGCTCGCACTCTATCAGGGGCTGACTAGAGTGCGGTATCCCATAAACATGGTAGAAACTGTGAACGATTGTTAATTACTTGCGCCGGCCTGGGGACACTGCTTTCTTCGGCGGGGCAGGTGCATCGTACTGGGACACATCCGGCTCGGTCAACAACCGCGCCATCGCTTCTTCCTTGCGCCCGAAACAGACGACGAGGTTTTCGTTCGGTTCAGGATTGCCGAAGCGCAGCGACGCGTAGGTCACGCTGTCGTCGAATGACACTTCAGTGACAACACTGACTGGCGGTAGCTGGAACGAGCGTGCCACGCTGGTGACATAGGCGTCGAACGACTTCAATGCAGTCGGTGAGACATTCAGTATCCAGAGTGGGGTGTCTTCAACAGCACCAGGAGGTAGCACGGCCAGCACGCGGCTGTTCTTGCATGCCTTGCCAGCACCAGCAGAGCCGAACTGATTCATCGCGCACGCCGAGCAGGACGAGCACTGAGCGACCGGGCTGTTCTTGCTGGGTACCAGTTGAGTCGGGTTTTGACCGATAGCGAAGCAGGCTGGCGGCACGATGGCGTTCGGGTCGTATGCGCCTTCATAGAACTTGTTGACGCTGACGAAATCGACAATCACCAGCTTGATCGGGCCTGTGGACTTGGTGCCGTCGGGGAACTCGAATTTCTTGTCCTGCGTGACCTTGATGCTGTCACCACCGGGGGTACCGACGCGGGAAGCGAGGCCTTCGATTTCTTTCGCCAGCAGTGCGCGGATATCGACGATGTTGCCGGCTTTTTTGACCGCGACTGCGGTTCCTGTTTTTGCTGGTGCTGCGGGCTTTTTGGTTGCCATGATTTACTTTCTATTTGGAGAGGGAACGCAGGTTGATCTTGCGGGCGGTGAACGGGACGAGGCCGGGAACCTGCCCTTTCTGCTCGAAAATTTCACGAGCCGCCGTGACGCTCACACGGCGTTGAAACAGGTGGAAAAACTTGGTTTTCGCCACGTACTTGGCGAAAGCGTCGAAATCCGCGATGTTGAAAGTGACGGACTCCGTGATGCTGGCGGAAGCGCACTTGCCTTCAGCCTTCTTCGAATCCTCGGCATCCAGTCTATCTAACAGATTAGATTCCGAGGCGGCAATAAGCCCCTCGATTTCCTTGATCTCGGCTTCCTTCATGCGCTTCTTTTCGCGCAGTTCCCATAGGGTGTCGATGGTTTTACCGAGTGTCATTGGCTTGGCTTTGCTGATCGGTGTGATGGTTGCGGCATTCATGAATATTACTCCCAATAATTAGATACGTGCAAGATTATATTACGATCTATAAAAATAAATAGAACGCGGCGTGCGAAAAAACATCACGTATGTATGCTCCATCCGTGCTTTGACGAGTCGATTCCAATCCCCACAGTCAACGCTGGACCGGAGCCGTCAAGCGGTTGGCCTGGGCCGGAATAGATCAGTCCGCCATTGAACCAGCGCGAACCGTCTGGGCGCATCATCACGAACCCGAAGCTGTTCGGAGCGAAGTCTTTGTGCAAGTGGCAGACATTGTTGCCTTCCCCGTAACGAGCTAGGTAGTCAAGCCGTTCTGCCAACTTCAGTAGACATCCCTGGTTGACAGCGAAATCCATTACTGCGGCGAAGTGTTCGGCGCATTCGATTTTGAGGGTCATGCAAACTCCTTGAATTGAATTGTTTCTGACGCGCCGATACGACCGGCGAACCAGTGAGGTGATGCTCTGTCATACACGGCGTGCGGAGCGTCGGAATACACGTCATAGTTGATCCGGTCGAGCGGGGTATCCAGGTTGTACTGGAGCCATTGAAATGAGAGCGAGTGTCTGCCGGTTACGCCCAGCTTATTGCGTAGTACCAACTGGTCGCAGATCGTCTTGGCCTTCTTGCGGGCTGCGCGGATCGCTGCGGAGTTCGTGATGATCGCGATATTCTGCCCGCGTACAGACGCGGTATCGACCTTACCATCAGGGCCGAAGCGCAGATAGCCGTTCACCCCGCTGAATACCACACCATCGACAGCATGGAGCTTTTCTGGGTCGGGCTTGCGCTTATTGAATAGCGGCAAAGCTCTTGTGCCGACCCACTTGCCGGTCAGCCTGCCGATCTTGTCAAGAGTGCAGTACTGGGTGTGGCTGGTACTGATTTCAATCGACCCATCCGAGTAGTATCGAACGATGTCGGTGCTGTAATATTGCACTGCCAGATGGTTATGGCGCTCGAAGATGCGCAGATTACCTGCTATCGGTTTGCCGTTGCTGCGATTGCGCGCCGTCTTTAGTGCTGCCTCGCAAGAGGCGTAGGTCATTCTGCCCGGTCGGGCGCAGCGGTATCCCATTGTCTTTCTCCTTATTTGCTGTAGTTGAAGGCGAAGCCACCCTCGGACATCATCGGCAGATCGGCGCACCACCAGGGCGGTGTACGCATGATCTTGTCCAGTTCGCGGTATGCGACTGGGGCGGAACGTGTGCGGGCGATAATGGCGATCTCGTCGTGGGTTGTCATAACGACACGACGTTTCTGGCCGATCTCCACCATTTGATCCATGACGATGATGCGGGCAAGCGCCTGGACAATATTCTCATCGAGCAGGCCTGCATATATCTTCTTGCGGGCGAGCTTGGACTGGTACGACCATTCCTCCCAGCCCATGTCGCCCATGCTTTTTTTCAGGTCTGGGTATTTCAAGCACATCCCATTCGGGAGCCAGATGCGCTCTTTCTCCCAGTGCAGGCACTTATATGAGCCAGTCCGTCCAGCAGCCATGTCTTCAATGATGCGTGTGCAGAACGCCCAGCCGTTGACGATCTTGTGGTTCTTGCGCCGGTAAGTATTGACAATGGCTTTGCAGCGGTCGAGATCGAAGAACACCGGAGGGCCACCGAGCGCACCCTTGGCGAGTGTGATCTGGAACTTGGGAGCGCCCATTTGGAAGCCGAGGCCAAGAATGCAGACCTTACCGACGAACCGTTCCATCTTGTCTGCCTTGGTGATTTCACGGCCATAAACGAAATCGGCGAAGTTGCAGTACGCGTCACGGCCAACACCTGCATCTGCTTGGCGAAAGGACTCCATCAGATCGTCTTGACCCCAGAGCCAACCATTAACGCGGCACTCGATCTGCCCAGCATCACCAACAATTATCTGGTGGCCCTGCGGCGCGAGAATCGACAGCCGCAACTCACCGCCGCGCTTGAGGTTCTGCATATTCATTTTGTTGTTGCCGCCGAATCTGCCTGTATGCGCACGGTAGTAGGCATACCCAACCGGCAGCGGCATGCCGTCTGCACCGGCCTTCAAAAACCGTTCGGCGCGCGTGATATTCGTGGTGGATTTAACTGCGATCCGAACGTCGACAAGTTGTTGAATACGTGTTTGACGCGCAGCGAGCTTTTGAATGTCCGCTTTTTTGTTAAGGTCCAGATCACCAGACCATGTTTCTGTCCGACCCGGTAGCTCGATAAAATCCTGGTCGTCTTTGGCGAACGCATACGCATATTTACCCTCGTCAGTACGCTCCTCCTTTGGTTTTTTAATCCATGCGGGTGAGATTTTCGTAGGCGGCTCGATGTTTTCCGCACGGAGAAGATCAGCATATCTTTCATTGCTCCCTATGATTTTCTTGGCTTTGAGTAGCCGTTTGTCGTGATCCGGCAGCGAGCGCTCGGCGAGTTTCAGTTCCTTGTCTGGGACGTTACTGACATCGACGGAGAGCAGCAGGTCTTCCCGCTCTTTCAACTCCCGCGCCAATTCCTTTTCGACGCGGGGGATGTCAACTTTCAAGACCGGATCGCAGAACATGCGGATCGTCATGTCGATCAGGTCAATCTCCCTGGCTGGGTAGACTTCCAGCATGCGCTTGAAGACGGACAGACATAGTTCAACGTCCTGAGCGCAGTATTCCGCGCAGGCGTTGTAGAGGGGCTTGGGCAAGTCTCGGACGCCTTTGGTCTGTTCGAGTACGTCGGCGATTTTGTTCCCAACTCCATAGTAACCAGCAACTTCGTCGAGAGAAGCACCAATATCGTTGCTGTGGAGACCGCGAGCCATTGATAACGTGTCGTGATAAACACGAGGTACAACACCAAAATGATGACTAAGGATAAAGCCGTCGAAGGCAGTATTGTGGCAAAGGAGATCATGTCGTTTCCAGTCAATAGCTCTAAGAACCGCACCGATCTTGTTTGTCGGCACGACTTTGGTTTTCCGGTTCCCAATCTTGATGCCGACCATATGCGCCTTGAAGCGCGGGTCACGGACGTATTCGGATGTGGATAATTTGGACAAGGTGTAATCTGCGTCATAATATGATTCAAAATCAAGTGCGACGAGATGCGCCCAGTCTATCTTCGCAAGCTGGATAGCTGGGCGAGCGGAGACATCCTGCACTGGTTGGGTGACTGCGTTGGACCAGCTCATTCGACCTCCGATAATTCGATTACGCTTTTGAGGTCGTCCATTGTGATATCGTTTCCGCCGCTTACGGCGGCTGACTCAATCCATTCATGGATTGCATCACTAGCACGATCAGAGAGATCATCATCAACTTTTAACGCATGTTCCAGATTGCAGATTGCGTCCCAGTAAGCAACTTTTGCCTCGACTGCTGCTTGCAGTAGCTCGACATTTTCAGGCGTACTCAGATTCATGCCGCCTCCCCAAACAAGTCCAGTAAATTGCTCATTTTCGTGTTCTTCTCCATCAGTCGTGCGTAGACCTTCGTTTCAATCGTGCCTTCGGCCAAGATCACGATGATCTCGGTCTTGTCCTTCTGGCCGGCGCGCGCCTGCCGCTTGTTGCCCTGGCTGAAGTGCTCCAGGTCATACGTCGGTGAGGCCCAGATCGTAGTGCTGCCACGGGTCAGCGTCAGCCCATGTGCTGCGCTCTTTGGGTGGGCGAACATCACGTCGTAAAATCCTGCCTGATAGTGCTTGACCATTGCTGTGCGCTCGTTATCCGTGGCCTGTCCATCCAGCACGCAGTACGTCAGACCGCGCTTCTCGGCCTGTTTGACGAGTTCGTCGCGCTGGTGTTTCCACAGGAAGAACACAAGCGGGTGTTTGCGGTCTTCGACGAGATCAAGGATCAGCTCATATCGGCCTGTATCGACAACGTGATATTTCTCCGACGATTCATACACGGCACCGCTAGAAATTTGCAAAAGCTTTGTGGTGACGGCGGCTGCGTTGATCGCAGTTACCGCAGCTTCTTTCTTCAGCCACATGATCTGTGTCGACTCCATTTCGCGGTATGCCTTCTTCTGCCTGGGTGTCAGGTGGTAGGTCATCGTGTAGCTGTGCGTGGCCGGAATATCGATGCAGTCCTCGAAGCGGTGCCGGATCGTGATATCGGCGATCAGTCCATACACCACTTCTTCGCTGCCTTCTTTGTCTGTCCATTTAAGCATTTCAGGACGTGGGCCGACTTGTTCCGGCGCGCAGACCGCTGCACGGAAGCCGAAGAACTGCCTGCCGAGCCGTTTGCCGTCGTCGAGAATCTGTACTGGATTCCACACGTCGCAGATCGTGTTGCTGTTCGGCGTGCCGGACATGGCCGAACGGTACCGAAAATACTTCTTGATCTTGTTCAACGCCTTGGACCGGGCGCTGGTGTGGTGCTTATACGCGCTCACCTCGTCGATGATCAGAGTGTCAAACTTCTTGAAGAATGCTGGCTTCTGTTTCAGTAGCCATGTTACCGCGTCGATGTTAGTGATGTACACATCGGCGTCGGCAGCGAAGGCTTTATCCCGGTTCTCTGCATAGGCTACTGAGCAGATGATCTGCGGGGCGAATTTCCGAAAGTCATCCTCCCATGCCGAACGTAGCAGGGACTTCGGGGCGATGACCAGGGCGCAGCCGCCAGCACGTTTGCGACGTTTGGCGTAGGCCATGATCTGCACGAATGTCTTGCCCGATCCCGGATCACTCATGTCGAAAACGATGTCGGTCTTCTCCATCGCCTTCAGGGAGACTTTCTGATGGGCCATTGGTTTGTAGATCATGTTGCCTCCTGGAATTTCAGAATTGCCGCCTGCATCTCTTCCGGCGAGAACTTGTTCTGGCTGGCACGGCGCGCTGATTCATAGTCGAGCTGACTGGCGATTTTCTTAGCCATGACCGCTCCCGTCTTTTCTTCCCTCTTGGCTTTAGCTTTTCCGGGGTTTCGCACGGAGGAAGCCAAGCCGCCAGTGCCTGATGCCCAGTCTGATGCACCCATCACACACCCCTTTCACAGTGGCCGGTGCCGGTCGGTCCGTAGGGGCACCACTTGCAGGTAAAAATGTTGGGATTTGCAGGGAACTCAGTACAGTCGGTTAGCGCTCGCGCCTGGCGTTCGATGCCTGGTTTAAATCGCAGCCCCTGGGCACGAGTGAACGATGCCTGGGTCAGATCGTCCTGATCGAGGTACCAAAGTTCTACCGTTATAAATTCGAGCTTCGGGTAGCGTAGGAATGCGATCAGCTGATAAATCTGCATCTGCTGCATATGGCTGACTTCATTGCCAAACTTTTTGCCCGTCTTATGGTCCGCAATTACTGCCTCATACTCAGACAGAAAAACGATCACGTCGAGCTTCGCGCGAAGCCAGGCATCAGGAGACCGCCACTCGACTGGAACCCATCGACGATCAAACGCCCACTCCTGCTCGATCTCTACTTTCCCATCCGCATAGAGCTGTTTCAGTGAGTCGAACTCGGGGCGGAATTTTGTCAGTGCCGGAGTAAGCTCGCCTTGCCCTTGCGCATAGTTTTCGGCCTCCAAATGGATGCGGCTGCCGCGTTCATTCGGAAATTCTGTTTGCCCGGGCTTCAACTCTCGTGGTGGCTCAGGAATCTTTTGCCCGTACTGAAGTTGAGTGCGGAGCTTGCATTGACTGAAGGTCTTGAGCTTTGAGGCTGACCACTGAGGGATTGGGACTATCTGGATTGTTTTCATATCGGCGCCGTTGGGTGATATGCTGGTTTGGCGGCGAGGTACGCCGCAGAAGCTTGCTCTGGTGTGTCGAAATACCCGAGGACTTTTCCGCAGTCATTCAGGGTGATCCTGGCTTCCCACTTGTTCATGTTCTTTGACCAGCTGACGCCTTTGAACCCAGAGGTGTTATGCGCCGCAAGCCCTGCGTTATGGCAGTTTTCGGCACGCGTCGCAGCCATTAAATTCTTGATCCGGTTGTTCGAGCGGTTACGGTCCCGATGGTCAACATCGTTCTTTGGCCATACACCATGAACCCAGAACCAAACGAGCCGGTGGAGCCGGTATTTTTTGCCGGCGATTGATACTTGAAGATAACCCTTACCATCGTCGTAGCCGGCGATCTCGCCTTTCTTGGCGCGGGCGGAAGGCGTAATGCGCCGGGTCATAACCCCGGTCTCTGGGTCATAATCGAAAAGCTCTCTCACTCTCTGCTGCGTTAGACTCATCTTAGATTTCCAGACAAAAAAAAAAAAAAAAAAAAAAAAATTCACCTGCTGAATCTCCCTTACAGAAGTTGGTCGAACGGGGTAGCACCCGCCATTCAGCATGTGAAGCCTTGCTAACAATGTCCGTGGTCGAGCGTTGAATCTAAGTATACCCTTCTATCTTTCTATTGTCTTACTTAGACTTCAGAGCCGAATTCGTCATAAAGCGTCTCATACTGCTTGATCGACTCGTCGATACATTCATCGCTCATTAGGTAGTCATGCTCGGCTTCGAGGCGTCCGTAAATCCAGTCGGCGAATGATGAGACGTAGTCATCGAGGTCGAATTGTTCGTCGTCGTTATCCGTGCATGTGGCGTAATACCGGCTATTACCGATGATGCTGAAACGGCTGTATTCAGTCATGGCGTCCTCGCTTGCCACACCTTGCATACGTTGAGCGACACGGGCGACCAGAATGTCTCGAAACAAGGCTTCTCCATCTCTGGCTATGCTGAGTAGAAGGGGGTCACTGCATTCTGCCTTGACCTTAGCCTCGCATCCTTGCAGTTGATCAATGTGGAGAGTGCCGGAGTAGCAGCAGCCGTCACCTTGATTGCAGAAGCCAGAGAAACTGATGTCTGGTTCAGTGTAGGATTTTCCGTTCTTCGGAGCTGATCTATTTGTCCCGACCTCAATACCGATTAATGCGCCGAGCGTTACAGCGTCCTCATATACATACTCCCACCATTCATAGTCGAGCTGGGTTTCGCGGTACCTACCGCGCACCTTTTCCTTGGCGCGTTCGGAAAGTTCATCGAATGTGAACTCGGTTTGTTCGACTTCGGCGAGTATGCAATCTGATAGAGCATACGCCACTTCCATTTGCTCCTTAATTCCGCTCATGCTGTCTCCCGTATATCATGCTCTTTTCCAAGATTCAGATCAATGTTGAGGCTACGACTAATCGATAAACGGCTCCAAAGCTCAAACTCACCATCCCCCAAAATTATCATTGGTGATGTCGTTGTCGTCTTCTCCGATAATGCACTTTTGACCTTCCAAGGTTTCTTGGTCTTGGGCGAGACTCCAAAGAACGTCATGACATTTAACGTCTTCGTAATTAGGACACCACTTCACATCGCTGGCGCAGAACCCGATGAAAAGCACGCCTTTCTCCAGTCTTCCGATTGTACATTCGTCGATAGCGAGGTTGACCTCAGGGTGATCCATTTTGCACACCAGCAGGAAGGCAATGATGGCTTCCTTCTTGCCGGCGATCACGTATGCGACATCTGAACGGTAGCCCATTATCTAGCCCCTTGAAATATAAACTGCAAAGCAGTCATGGTCGGCGCTATCGATCTCGTGCTCGCCATACCACCAATCTTCGTTGACGTTCAGTTTGAGGGGCTTGCGATCTACAATGTTCTGCACTTCGGTCACGCCCCCTTCGTAGCCGTCTACGACGACTATCAATTCAGGATCGCAGGCTTGCAAGCGCAAGATCAGTTCTTTGACTTTCATTTTATCTACTCCGGCCATTCTTCAACGGTATATCCACGCTTCTGGAAATTCTCTTTGGTTTTGTATGGCATGTGCGCCGCATCTTTCAGCAGTTTCTTCCACGCCTCGACCTCCGTTTTCGAGGCCAGATGTACACAGGCTGATCCTCCTGGAGTTATTGGTACGAATTGAGTTCTCATCATATTTCTCCTTAACTACCGCTGCCGTAGCCGTCGCCGTCGCCATCCAACGTCATTAATATCCCGTCGTCTAACCCCAATAGACGACGGGTTAGTTTAACGAGGGCACACATTTAAATCTCTATTCTTACGGTCTCGCCGAATGCCCCAACATTGTAAGTCGTGCAGCACCAGAGCGTCGGATAATCAGGAGGATCAAAAGAATGATCCCCGTACAAGTCCGTCAAGTAGACGAGGCACACCGGACGGATGCCCAGTTCTTCGACCTTTTCAAATACGGGCGAGAACCGCGTGCCACCTCCGCCGCATGCTTCCAGTTTAAATGGCTCGCCGCGAGCGAAGACCTGTACCCGGTTTACAGCGGCATCACAATAGATGACATGCACGTTCGCCGGTCGCGTTTCAGCGATGATTCCGTCGCACTCCGCGCTGAATTTTTCCAGTACCTTGTTGCTGATGCTGCCCGATGTATCGATGCCGATCACGATGTCGCCCATGTTCTCGCTATACAGGCTGGGCATGTACACGCCATGCACGATCATGTGCCGGTTCGGACGTGCCCAAGAGTAGTCGTCCTTGCTGCGTTCGTTGATGAAGCGGCGCAAGACTTCTTTCCAGTCGACCTGTGCGGCCAGCAGGCCATCGATCAGGCGTTCGATTTCTTGTGGTAGCTTGCCCATGATCTTGGCAGCTTCCTTGGCTTGGATGGTGGCAACTTTCCAGTCGCGCGCAGCTTCAGCCTTGGCCGCAGGGTCAGGATCGCCTGGGGTCATATTGTCGAGTGGGTCGCTCTGCCCTTCTGGGGTATCCGGCAGGAGTGTGTAAATCTCGTCAGCGGATTTACCTTTGAATGCAGGGTTGAGAAGGCCGGTGCCTTCGAAGCTGAAACCGACATCTTCCAGAATCTGATTGATGGCGTAGTCTGCAGCCTGATTCCATTTACGGTGGTCGCGTTCGGCAAGCCGTCCCATATGATCAAGGACGCAGTGCATGACCTCATGGGCGACGACGGCTTTGGTGAGGCCAGCGCTGCACTCGTTCACGAAGTCCGGGTTGTAGCGGATCGTCTTACCGTCCACAGACATGGTCTTTGTGTTTTCGTCTTCGACGAGGTGCAGGCGCAGAGCCAGCGCACCGAAGAACGGCTGATCGAGGATCAGCGTTGCTCGGGCGCGGGTGAGCTTGGTTTTGGCTTTGGCTTGTTCGTTCATCTTATTCTCCGCTTGTGTTTAGGTCGACGTCAATCGAAGTTCCGGTACGGACATCGTACACTGTGAAATAGGTGCATGTCGAGGAAGAGTCGCGCTGGGCCATCAATGCTACCTCTGCAGCAGCTTCTGGGGAGTCGGCGAAAATATCGATCTCCCAATATACTTTGTAATGTGTATTCATTTCGTCATCCTTATCATCAATGCCTTGGCAACCAATTCAGTTGCCATTGGCAAGCCTTTAGCGGCTTCTTCCTCTACTCGCTTGATCCACCAGAGCCGCGTTTCGGGGTCCCAGTGGTTATATGTATTTTTGTTCGATATCCATTTCTTGTTTTCCAGTGCGAGTAGGGTAAGTGCCATATCGTAGTAGTGGGTCTTCGGTAATTCCGTTTTGGCCATTTCTTGCTCCTTAATTGTCGTAACCTCTACCATGGCCGTCGCCGTCGCCGTAGCCGTTGTTGCCGTCGCCGCCTACGCCGCCGCCGCTGCCGCCGCCGTCGCCGTAGCCGCTGACGCCGTAGCCGCTGCCGTTGCCGTGGTAGCTGCCGTAGCCGTCGCCATCCAACGTCATTAATATCCCGTCGTCTAGCCCCAATAGACGACGGGTTAGTTTAAAGAGGGTATCCATCTCATCCTCCTAGCCGCATCACCAATGTCTGCATCCGCACCTCGTTGATGAATGGGGTATTCATGCCGTTCTTCATGCGCCGATAGAAGGCTTTCCGTTGGCTGGTGTTCATCGTCAGAATCTGTGCCGCTTGTGTTGCAAATTGGTCGGTTCCATTGCGCATTCGATGGAGGGCATTCTTCATGGCTGTGTAGCCTGGGTCTCTTGTCGGGTCCATATCGGTAAATTCATCAAGTATGATCGGCGATTTCACGCAGCACCCCTTCTGCAGCCAGCGCCACGTCGTTGCGCATTCGTGCGCTTTTGCGTAGATAATGTGGCGAAGTTGAGTTGACGACTAAGGACACCTTTTTGCAGACTTCGTTTAATGCAGGATCGTTCGTGATATTCAGCTTTGGCAGCATACTGATCAAGTCCTTCACGTTGTCGATGATGCTGTCACGAAAGATTGGCTTGTCCTTGATCATCATGGTGTACAGCTTGCCGATTACATCGTTGAGCCGTACCCAGCACTCTTTGACTGCGCCGGCTTGACGTTCCGCTACGGCTTCGTTGATGCTCGCTTTGATCTCAGCTAGAGCTTCGTCCCCCACATCGACGCGAAAGTCCTTAGCGTCAGGGACTGGTTGAAATGCCACGCGGATATCAAAGCGGTCGCGTATGTCGCTGATAGGGGGATAATCGTTGGCATCGTACATGGTGCCCAGGCGCTGCCGAGCATCGGCAACGAGTTGGGGGTAGGAAGCCTCAAATGTACGAGCATAGGACGCATATTCATCTTTTAGTTTCCTCATAGTTGCGGTGTAGTCCATGTACGCCTTGGCTGGTAGTAGCCGGTCGCCGTTGTCGCCCCATGGCAAGGTGAGGGAATAGTGATATTCCCGTACACGCCCTGCATGCTTGGTGAGCGGGTCGAGTGCTGACTTATCGATCAGCAGCTTGTTGTAGCGTCCACCTTCCTGTGCGTTGTGAGCAGCGTCCACTTCGTTGGAGACAGCGCGGTCGTGCTTGCGCGCTGTCCAAGAGCGAATGTTGAGATTTGCTATCATGGCTTGGTTTTGTAGCATGTCTTTCTCCTTATTAGTTGCCGTAGCCGTCGCCGCTGCTGCCGCCGCCGTCGCCGTCGCCGTCGCCGCTGCCGTAGCCGTCGCCGTCGCCGCCGCCGCCGTAGCCGTAGCCGTTGCCGTAGCCGCTGCCGCCGCTGCCGTAGCCGTATCCGATGTCGCTGCCGCCGCCGTAGCCGTCGCCGTCGCCGCCGCCGCCGTAGCCGTAGCCGTTGCCGTAGCCGCTGCCGCCGCTACCGTAGCCGTCGCCATCCAACGTCATTAATAGACCGTCGTCTAACCCTAATAGACGACGGGTTAGCAAGGTCAGACTAAGTGGGGCTTCCATTTTGACTGGTTGCAATCAACAGTAAATAGCACAGCCCGCAATAGGGGGCGAACTGTAC